AAAGATGGCGATACGGAAGAAACAATCAAATCTGCTGCTAAGGATATGAATGAAGAAGATGCACCTAGGTGGCAAGATTCTGATGGTGATGGTAAATGGTATGAACCAGAAGATGTAAATGAATATGGCGATGATGAAACACATTCGGTGCATGTTTCGGAAACTGGAGTTGAACCGTATGATGCAGCATATGATAAACCTAAAGATGCAATGACTGAGTCTTTTTGGAAACGTGTCAATGGCAATTTGCATGGACATGAATATATACTTCGCGAAGCATTTCGCAAATAGATGCCTGCTACCTTAGGCTAAACATTTCAAGGCAAATGTTTAAGAGTGCGTCTTATGGCGCACTTTTTTACTGTAAAAACAACGCAATGATATTTATTAATATGAACAGTATAATTGCATTTATACAAGGTAGCATTGCAATAGTTGTTGCTGCACTATATAGTGTATATGAAATTATTAAAGGATGTCGATGAAATTAAAAGCATTATTAGAAGGATATGCGTGGGAGCGCAAACCAGGTAAAGGATTACCTACATTAGCTGAAGTAGAAGCACAGCACCGTAAAAATTTATCTGAAGAAGATGATTTAACTAACCAATCACTAACTGCTTTAAGTACAGTTTGTCAAAAATGTAAATCTGATTTAGAAACTGCATTTAATCAAACAACGTTTGTCGATGATAACAAAGATGAAGCTAGAAATACGATGCGAGATTATTCTATGGTATTAATGACAGCAATTTGTAATTATATCGAAGACATTCGATTAATGCATGAACAACATCCTGAAGTTAGCATGGACCTGGTTGTTATCGATAATGCAAAAAAAATATTAGTTGATGAAAGTTTAAGTAAGATGATATTTTAATAATGGCAGCAAAAGCAAAAATATCTGCAACATCGATGCACGTACGGCGTCCAAAAGTAAAACGTCCAGGAGTTCATGCAAAATCTAAACAAAGCACAAGCAAAACTAGTAAAAACTATGTTAAACCGTATGCAGCTCAAGGAAAATGACATATCATACATTTAGTGATTAAATGTATAAAGTCATATATTTATTTTAAAAGGATTCAATGTTTGAAAAATTAATTTCTACACTAATGGCATCACGCGATCAAGCTCATATATTTCATTGGCAAACCACTGGTCCGGGTTCATTTGCAGCACATATGGCGCTCAATGCTTATTATGATGCGGTTCCTGCAATGATTGATGCCTTGGTAGAATCATATCAAGGAAAACATGGAATTGTTACTGGATATGAGCCTGCAGAACGATTTAATGAATATACTCAAGATGGTGCACTTAAATATTTCAAAGCATTATCATTGTTTGTTGAACGAGCTTATGCAAAAATTCCAAAAGAAGATACAAACATCATCAATCAATTGGATGCCTTTAAAGATTTAATTTATTCAACAATATATAAATTGGAAAACTTATCATGAAAATTTTTGATATTAAAAATCCAAAACATGTACAAATTCTTAAGGAAGAATTACATAGAGCTAAACGTATTCTTCGCGAATATAATGAAGCTGAAATTTGGAAGCGCTTAACGGTGCAACAACGTGAAGAATTATTATCTTCAGTAGATGATGATATGGGTCCGGATTTTGCTGATGAATATGCAGAGGAGGATTGGATGCAAATACCAGATGCTATTACAAATCGCATTGATATAAGTAGATATACAGCTGATTATGTACGTTCAGTTGATAAAAGCGCTTTGATGTATGCACGTGGTATTTTTGATATTATATTTGACGAAGCTCGATTTAAAAATACTAAAGAACTTCAAAAATTTATTGCTAATAAAATTGGTACTACATCTACAGAGCCTGAAACAATGAAGGCTGCACTAATACAATATGCACGAGATAATTCTGCAAACATGATGAAACTAAATGTTGAAACACAACGTATGGCGCAATCTGCAATGGGTAGCAGTGGTACGTTTGGTGGCGAAACAAAACCATCTCGAGATCCATTTTATGGTGGCGGAGCTGAGTGGACTGGTGACTGATGCAGCATCGCACGGAGTTTATAGCATTGTCAGTAATAGAGGTGCATCGCAAACAAGAATGCAATGAACCTAAGTTACGATTCATTAATCGCAATCACATTATGCAAATTTGGCAAGATAATGATGACGTTATTATTGAACTAACAGATTACAATAAACTAAAAATTCAAAATGAAAATATTCATACATTAATGGATCGTTTTATTTGAAACGATATTTATAATAAATAAAAAGGTTAACATGACAACATCACAAGAAATTTTTGATCAAATTGAACAACATTGGATTGTATTCAAAGAAAATCATGAGCGGTTTACGGACAAAGGAGTAAAGGCAGCGGGCGTTAGAGCACGTAAAGCAATTAACGAAGTTAAAAAACTTGCAAGTAAATATCGATCAACTCAATTAGCTGAATCAAAAGGCGAATGAAACTTATAAACGAACATATCATTTTTAAAACATTATCTGATATCATTTCAGAACAAGATGCGTCCAAGGGCCCGTCATTAGAAACTGATAATGCTGAGTCTGATGATGATTCATCACCGTTTACTCCTGCAGAAAAAAAATTCTTAGGTAAGTTTGATGCATATGGTACGAGGCATTTGGGTATTTTGTATTCACTTTCCGATATTGGAGTTCGCGAATTTTTAATGAGATCTGGTAAAGATTTAAATTTAAATGCTGCTATTTTACTACAATTATTACGAGATAAAATTATTACAATAGTTCCGTATACGGGCTGGGGTCGAAATGATGATTATACAATCGAATTGACATTATCATTAGATGATATAAAAGGTTTTGGTGAAGAAGATCGCAAAAAAATAGAAAAAGGGTCTGAAGCATCTGGAGCTCCTGCTGGAGGAGGCGCATCGCCACCGGCACCAGAAGTTGCTTGGGTTGTACGTTATGGAGATTTATTAAAGGAATCTGCAAAAATTGTAAAACGTTTATTAACAAATCAAACTATTGCAGAATCTAAACGAAAAACTACAAAATCAACAGTACATGTTAAGGATTCTAGAATGCTTAAACATTTACCTAAGCACTATATTGCACATTTAGAACAGTTAATTAGTGCATTATCAAAAAAACAACAAACAGCAAGCGAAAAACAACGTTTAATTGCAGATATTTTAGATAATTTATATGTAAATTTTAAGTTAACTGACAAACAAATTGCTAAATCTTTTGAAATGCACAACAAACAAAAGCGATTACAAAAATTTTTAGATAAAAAATAAAATTTGGATATTTCAATCTATTTTATTATATTATTAATAAGTTATAAACCATTAAAAACAAAAAAATGTCGTATTACACAGCAAAAGTCCAATTGATTGACACGGTTGATACACCTAAAGGTCCAAAAGAAAAGCGAAGCACTGAAACCTATCTCGTAGAAGCGCTTTCAGTAACAGAAGCAGAAGCTAAAGTTGTTGATGATTTTAAAGGTTACACGTTTGACTTTGAAGTTAAATCAGTTTCAGCAAGTAAAATCATTAAAATTATTGACTAATGGCAACATATAAAGCAGGAGATACTGTGGTTGTTACTCAAGATGAGGTAAATCGAGTAGGAGTGGTTCTAGATCGATATGTAGTTAATAAAACCGTCGTATTTGATGTATTGCTAGAAAATCGTTCAGCAATGTGTATGATTACTGCAAACTCAAAACACGATACATATCTCAATAAACATTTAACTGCAATGCTTTGCGATACGGATATGATTCAAACAACTATTCCTTATAAGCAATTAGTAGCAGATGATGCATTGCCAATTACTAAATCATGATGCATGAATTTAGAAAATTTAAAAAAACGAGTCTGTAAACGATATCCAGGTAGCATTGCTGCAATGGATATGGATGGTGAGTATTATATCGTTCATAATGATACCAGTTTAAACGAAACATTTATGGTACCAGGCTGTGATACAGAAATTGCAGCTTGGCATATGATATCACAATTTGTTCAAGTAGAACAAAGCATTAATAGAACTCATCCATTAAAACAAATGATTTCAGAACAAAAAAAGCAACAAAATCAAGAACGAATTGCAAACAGAATCCATGGACGTTAAACAATTAAACGAAACTATTCTAAACAACTTAACCGGCACCGATTCGCATATGTTACGATGGGATACATTGCAACCAACGGATGCAGATTATATGATGTATAGTCCAATACCCGTAGGATATAATACAACTTCCGAACAACGTTTTTTAATGCAAAATTTGCTAGTAGGATTCGTAGGCGGATCTTTACTCGATATAGGTTGCGGCCGATGTGATATGTATGGTATAGCACGCGATTTGGCTGCGTTAAACAATGACGCATTATTATATAGTGCCATAGACCATAATCCTATAATGACGCAGTTAGGCGAACAAAAATGGGGCTTAGATAAAGTTAATGTAGGTGCATTTGAAACTGCTAAATTAAATAAACACGAATGGGTTGTTGCATCTGGTGTATTTACGCAACGACGTTGTGAAACTGAAGATGATGATTTGCGCAAATTGTTTGATGATATTCATACATTATATGATTTATCAACACAAGTAGTTTCATTCAATTTAATGAATCCAATTAACACGCATCACCACGATGGGTTCTTTTATGTACATCCCGGGTTAGTTATGGACATGTTAATTGAACGTTATCAATTTGTTAACATACGATGCAATTACTCAAAAGATGTATACACAGTATTAATTTATAAATTACAATAAACTATATGACAAACAGTATTAACCAGCCTTGGGCTATTTCAGACAAATTCGTTGCACGCTATGGAGCAACGTGGGCTAACATGGATTTTGAATTTGAATCAAAAATATCCGAAAAAAATTTTAAAACAGAACCAATGGAATGTTTGATCGGACATCTAATTATTTGCAATCAAAAAATTTCTATGCGATATAAAGATTTAATTGCATATTCAAAAGCTATTAGCACTTTATCTAACAATGTTTATGCAAATAAACCTAATAAACAAGATGCATTTCCTGTAGATATCAAGGGCAGAACATTTATTTTATGTAAGCATGAAATTGGAAAATTAGATCAAACAATATCTGATGCATTACATACTGCAATGCGTGGATATGAATTAGGTTTATATTTATAAGTAGATGCATACGAAAACATATGTATATTATTTTAGAACGGATTCAAAGCAAGAACCAATTGGTAGCGTTACAGCACATAGTGTTGCCGAAGCTCGTGAGAAAATATGCATAATTAAACAGTTGCCTATTCGAGAAATTGAGCATTTATTCGTTATTAAACAAAAAAAGGAACACAATGCAAACAATATTTGATAGAATTTTTATAGGCAAAGCTGAATATTTAGCTGTCATGACGATGCACGCATCTGAACGGATTGAGAATTTGTTTGATTTATATGATTCAACATCTAAACAAACTAGAAGCATGGATTTGTCTGCATTTTTCTCGGAAGTTCAAAAAAACTTAGAACAATATCAAGACACCCCAATTGTTGATTCTCATGATGTTATATCTCCATTACCTGCAGCAGACAACACTGAATTTGTCGACGTAATGATCGACGATCATAACATCATGATTGAATCAAATAGTTTGCGAGCCGTACGACATGTAACATACAAATTTGTAGAATCTGGTTACATATTGCAACGAGACATAGCAACAGAAAAAATGTTTCGCAAAGACAAAACAACCCGATATATTCGGATCTTTCGTATTATTAGTTACGTAAATTCAATGTGTCTTAATTAATGGCAAAAAAACAACAAGCACCTGATGCTATAATCAAACAGTTTTCCAAACCACAATTTAAATCTGCAGATGCAGTATTTTTTACTTGGTTAGGTGCAAAAAAATATGGTTATGTTAAAACAACTAAAGAAACTACATGGGGCATTCAATACATGGTTGAATCGCATAATACATGCTATCCATGCGGCGTTTCGATTAAAGGGCACAAAACAACATATACAACGGGATGCATCGACGTCGATGAAACAAGATCTATTGGACAAAATGAGCTCAAGAGACGCATTCAAACCGGACATTCAAGCACATATACAGAGCTTTTTACAGACACCCGAAGGTCAGAAACTGAAAGCGGAAACGAGCCTACAATTAGCAAACGCATATCTGCTGCAGATTCTAAATCAACTAAAACAACCAGAGTTAACAATGCAACAAAACATGTTGCTAAATCTAGCACTAATGAAAATAGTACAAGAAATTCAAAAAAACGAAAAGATTCTAAACTCGATACGGCAATTCAACGTCAACGAGATTTCTTAAATGGGTTTATTGAAAAATCTTGATTACTTAGCTAGGTTCCAAATTGTTTTAGATGCATAATAATCAACTTCACTTAATTGTCTCGTTACCTTTGCAGCTTTCATATCTGACTCCCATACTTCCATTGTAGGAAACTTAGATGCATTTAAATGTTTAGTTAATAACCATAGGCCCTTTTCATCGCCAGCTGGTTTTTTAAGTTTTTGACTTATTGCATCTATTACTTGAGATAAGTATAATTTTTTATGATTTTGTGTTTTTACGCCTCCAGCAAAAACATTATCCATTACTTGAGCAATATCTGTTGGCGAAACCGTTTTACCTTGCAATACCGTCCAAACTTGGCCTTTACTACCTAATAATTTACCAAAAGAAGTTAGTGATAGTTTACTTGGTGTACTAGTAGTTTTCGATGTAGATGTTTTATTAGATTTTTTCGGAGATCCTGTTTTTCTCTTTTTTTCAATTTCTTCAAATTCTTTTCCGTATTTTTTCCAAGTTTCTGGTTCAAACATTTGTTTTAAATCTGAAGCAGACACGCCTTTATTATTCATGAAGTTTTCGGCAGCAGCGCCTGTTATTTCTATTTTTATTGCAGATTTTAATGCCGGGTCATTTTCTATTGCATTTAGTAATTTTTCTGAGTCTTGTTTAGCGTTTTTTGCACCTTGATTTTCTAAAAATTTAGCTATTTGGTCTTGAACATATTTTTTTCTAGCGCCGCCGGTACGTAAACCCAACGTTTGTATGAATTGAATTATTTCTTCTATTTCCGTAGGGGACATTTTTGTTAGTGCAAGTTGCCTTCGATATTTTTTCAATCCCATATATGTTGATGCGCTAAGAATTTTTTTAACGAACTTAAACTTTTGATATCCTACATATAATAAAACTCCAATTATACCTGTCCAAACAACTTTTCCTGTTGTAGGATAATACCACGGAACATCTGGATCTGATGCAAAGTTTGTTGCATCTATCCATTCTTTTCCATATTCATCAAATGCTTTTTTCAAATTAGGGTCATCTATAGAATTACCTTTTCGTTTTAATCCATACGAGTTAAATGCAAATGCATAATTTTCTCGAACCCAATTTGCAAAAGCATCGGCATTTTCTTGCGTTTTAATGTTTTTTGCAAATGTATACTTTAATTGATCTGAAGTTTTAATTTTTGATTCAAATACTGGTTTTGTTTTTAATGTAGTTCGAATTATATGTTCTAACATTAGATGCGAATTCATAGTTATTGTCCTTTTGCTTTACGTAGCAGCGCTTCTATATTCTTTGCTTCACGCTCTACTTTTTCTTTTGATTGTATATCAAATTTTGAATATATTTTTTCCCATGCATTAAGTGATAGTTCGTACGGTATAAATCCAATACCCAATTTGGCACCAAATACTGAAGCTTTTAATGTTCCGGTGCCTAATCTATACATTAAACGCCTTGCTTTTGGACCCTTAGTTGATTTCAATATTTTTGTCAAATTGTTTTGAATTCTTCTTTGAAAATATGCATTCATATCTTGTTTGATTTGTGGTGCATATTTTGACATATCTTTGATAACAATTTGTTCTAATCGATTTAATATTGGAGATTTTGATGTTGCTAGTCTTTTTCCCAATTGGGCCATTCCGTTTGCAGTTAATTTTTGAACTGCTGGAAGTTTGCTAAACGCTCCTCCGATAATTGGAAGCAATGCAAAAATAGCCATTGTTCCGGATTCCATGTATCGGCCTTCATCATAATACATTGCAGCATCAGCTGCCATTATACCTGATGATATTGCCATTCCTGCAACAGGCAAAAACATTGCTGCAATTGACAATGCAAATGCTATTTCGTGCTTATTTTCCGTAGCCCATTTTGCAGCTGCAAATTCGTCTGATTCCCATCTAGATTTTTCTTGCTTTGCAACTTGTTGAATGTTACCTAAAGCTTTCTGTATCATGTTGATAGATTCGGAATTTGCATTAATGCCATTTAAATGATCAATAATGCGTTCTAAACGTTTTGCACGTTTCCAATGATCCATTCCTACCCAACCCGTTATCTTACCAGATTTATCAGTTGTATATGTCCCAAATACATCGTAAATAAATTGACCAATGCCTCGACCATTTGTAAGTTTTTTTAGTTCTTTTAAAACTTTATCAAATTGCGATGCAGATTTAATTGCCATGATAGCACGAGCTATATTGTTTTCGTTGTCAGTGATACCTTTTGATTGATAAATTACATCGGCAATATAAGATTCATATGATGGATACGTACGAATACCAGGAGGCAATTTCTTGCCTTGCTTTTCTAAATGCGTACGCAATTCATTTGGAACCCAACGTGGAGCACGTCCCGTTAATCCAGGAATTTGGTATTGATCGATAAGTGATGCTTGTGAAGTTGCACCAGATTGTGTGGTAGCCCATCCTTTAAGTGGCGATTGTTCTAATATCAAATTTACAATACATTGATTGTGATAATGATTTTTTAGAATTATACTTTCTGGTAACATATAAATAAATATGGTGTAAACGTAAACAATATGGTTGGAAACGCAAATTGTATTTCATATTATTATAATATAATTAACCAATTAAAAATTTAAGTTATGAAAAAGTTAGTGTTTGCATTTGTATTGATTTCTAATGTAGTTATTGCACAGCATCAAACCGTTGTAGGAACAAATATACCATGGTATTCAGACATCATAAAATATACATCACCAGATCCCAATGCCAAAGATTTTTTATCTTCGTTAATCGAAGTAGTCGCAATCAATGAAACGGATTACACAGAAAGATTGGTTTTCTTAAATGAAGATTCGGTTCGAATGAACTTTGGAAAAGCCTTAAATGAAATGCGTGCACAATATAACCGAAATCCTTTGACGTATAATGATTCAATTTCACAAAGCATTAAACATACTTTTGAAAATGAATTGCCAGCTGAGTTTCCAGAAACATACTATATGTTGCAACCAGTTCTATACCAAAATACCGTAATGCACTTTGCTAATAAAGCAAAAGCATATTGCGATTATGTTATTGATCTTGCTACATTAACTGATACAGATTTTTTTGAAATGACTGACTCAACTGCATCAGAATATGGATTCTATTTTGATGATATCGTATATGAAGGAGCATATGCTGTCATTATCGTTGTAAAATAAATTGATTGCTCGCATAGTAAAATAAGGCAGATTGCTCTGCCTTATTTTTTGTGTTTGTTAATTTGTTATTTACCAGATGGAGTATATCGGCCAGAGGCAGGAGCTTCTCCTGTAGCCGTGGAGTTTGCCAGCAACTTGTCACGCATATCCGAGGTCCCTTGATCATTAGCCATTTTTAGTATACTACCACCTTGACTACTCACTACGTTAGGTATCGACGGATACCATACAACGTTGGATTTTACACCAGCTGCAACCTTACCGTTATGTTTATATGTACCAGCTGCGAATTGAGCTAATGTAGTAGGATTATTCAATGACTCCCAAAAATTGGTATTTGCTGTGTCACCAAAATTATTACCATAATAAACTAAACAATTTGTCCAACATACAGTCAAGCTTGGACTCATATACCAAGTTGCGCCTTTTGGCCAAACTGCAAATATATCTGCACCATACAAACCTTTAGCCCAGTTATCATATGGTTGAGTATATGATGCTCCTTTTTTAATTATTCCTAATGATAAGTATCCATATGAATTTTCTTCAGCTAATGCATCTTTAGCAGTTGTTAACCAAGCCGGATCAGTTCCTGTTTGTTCCGTTAAATGTTGCAGTACGGATTCGCGCAAACCATACTCATTAATGTCGGCCATGATTGAGTTGTAAACCAATTGTCGTTTTGCTGATTCGGATAAATTTTTGGTACCAAATCGAAGCATGTTTTCTGAAAGTAAATTTTTCATTTGTTTGTTTCCTTAAATATTTTATATATATATGTTCTCGTTAACAATATTGTTTTTGCTATTTTATTATTGGCCAGCTGGCACGTATTTAGTACCAGCACCTGGTCCATATGGTTGACCGTCAACATGTTTTAATGCTGCGCGCATTGCATCACCACTATCACCTAATGGCAAATGTGTATATATACCACCTTGTGTAACTACGGCGTTAGACAAAGAAGGATACCATACAACATTAGACTGTATGCCGGTAACCGGTTTTCCTTTGTGTTTATATGTACCCGCTGCTAATTGAGTCGCCATGGTATTATTACTTAATGCACCAGAATCAATGAATGCATTCCAACCGCCAAAATCATCATAATTATAAACTTTTGCAGCACAAAATGCTACGGTTAGGCTTGGAGATACATACCACGTGGCACCTTTAGCTACAGCAGCAAATTTAGTTTTTTCCAATCCATAACTTGTAATCATATCGCTAGGTTGTGTATATGTTGCTCCTGGTTTGAGTATTGCAACTGATAAAAATCCATCATTTTTTTCAGCTAATACATTTTTAGCAGTTGTCATCCAAGCTGGATCTGCTGCGGCTTCTGCTTCCATTATTAATCCTTGCCGTACAGCTCCATGCAAACCATGCTCATTAATGGTTTCTATGACTGATTTAAGAACCGATTGTCTTTGCATTGCAAATGGCAACGCGTTTTTTAAAAATAAATTTTTCATTTGTTTGTTTCCTTTATAGGTTTTTTATATATATGTTCTTGTTATCAATAATAAATATGTTTCAAAAAAAAAGTAATGCAATTTGGATTTTTCATTTTTTTTACATAATATAAAATAAAACATATATGATACGTTATGGTTATGCCTGTATCAACATGGAGTTATCCGCCCAGGGTATTCGTACCGGTCGTGCCATGATTGATCGCAAATTCAAACTTGGTGGTTTACGGCTTGCATCTGATATTGCACTTGCCAATGCCCGCGATTTACTTATTATTCTGCAATGGAATGAAGCACGCGGCATTCGTTTGTTTCGTTTAGGTTCTGAGCTCTTTCCCCGTTGGAATCATTACGAGCTTGCAGATTTACCTGACATTGATCTTATTGCACAGCATCTTCGTGCCGCAGGTGACTTTGCTCGTGCACATGGTCATCGCATTACAACGCATCCTGGTCCATTTCATATCTTAGGTAGTCCTGATGCTGTAGTTGTTGATAATTCTATCGTTGGTCTTGAACGACATTCTGAGCTCTTTGATATGATGGGCTTTGCTCCTAGCTTTGAAAACAAGATCAATATTCACGTAGGTGCTACTTACAATGACAAGCCCGGCACCATTGCACGGTGGTTGCATAACTATGATCGGCTTTCAGATTCTTGCAAGGCACGTTTAGTTATTGAGAATGATGACAAGGCATCTATGTATTCCGTACGCGAATTGTATTCTATGCTACATGCAGAAATTGCTATACCTATTACGTTTGACTATTGGCATCACACATTCAATACTGGTGACATCAGCGAACAAGAAGCATTCTTTATGGCGCGTGAGACTTGGCAACGTCATGGTGTGACACAATGTACTCATTACAGTGAATCCCGTCGACGTGAAGCACAAATTCTTATCGAGCGTATGTTTGCACATCACAACATTGACATTGCCGACTTGCCCAATTGGCCTACCTTTCACAAACAATACAAAGAGTTTACCAAGATCAAGGAGCAGGCTCATGCTGACTATATCACACAGCTTCCGAATACATATGGTGTTGCAGATCTCGATGTTATGGTTGAGGCAAAGGCTAAAGAACAATCATTGATTGCATTGAATGTTGAATGTTGTCAAAACACCCAATTAATATTAGAATAAGATATTTATATATAATATTATTAATTTATTATAAAGGTTATTATGAAAGCAGAATATCGCTACAAAGTTAAAATTACCGATGACATTGCTGATGCTCACGACATTATTCGTGCGGTAGGTAAAGCATTAACAGAAGGTAAAATTGACAAAGCTTCTGCACTTGACAATTTGGCTCGTGCATTAAAAAAATTAGAATCAGCAAAATACTATATTGAACGAGGATAATGGCAAAGCGTTTTCCGTACATAGTTTTAGCAGCTGCATTTAGTTTAGCCGCAAGTGCCGCATATTACAGCGTGTTCGGATTGAGTAAATTGTTTGCATCACAAGCAACTGCTGTAGTTGTTTTAGCATCTACACTAGAAATTTCAAAACTAATATCAGCATCATATCTGCATCGTTATTGGAAACAAATTTCCCGTTTAATGCGAATTTATCTAACTACGGCAGTTTTGATATTGATGATGATTACATCTTTAGGAATTTATGGATTTTTGGCTTCGTCTTATCAAGACACCGCATATCGATTGCAAAACTTAGAAAGTATTATTAACAATTTAGAAACTAAACGTGCGCGTTTTGAAACGCAATTAACGGCTGTTACTAAAGAAAAACAAAATGTAGATAACAATGTAACGCAATTGACTCAAGCATTGTCAACCAATCGCATTCAGTATACGGATCGCCAAGGCAATCAAGTTGTTCGCACAGATGCAGCAAATCGACGGACTTATGAAAAACAATTGGATGCATCTACTCAACGATTGCAAGAATTAACTAAACGAGAATCCGTACTTGCTGATTCAGTTACTGCGGTCGAATTAAAAATTACAGATTTGCAAACAACGTCAGACGTTGCAGCAGAAGTTGGCCCATTAAAATACATTGCAAAAATCACCGGTCAAAGTATGGATACTGTGGTCAATTGGTTGATTTTAATGCTTATATTGGTGTTTGATCCGTTAGCAATCATATTGCTTATTTCAGCAAATAAAATTTTACATAATAAAAAAATCATCCAACTACAAGATGAATCATCTCTGCAGGCGGAGCAGTCAGAAGCAACTGAGGAGAGTCAAGCCAAGAGGGTTAAAGCCCCAACTCAAGCTTCTGACAATGAAATTGTATCGCCATCCAAAAGTAGCAATGATACAATACTAAGTCCTAATCCAGAAATATTGTCATACCGAAATAAATTTAAAATTGAACGTGAAAAGAAATACAAAAAGTAGTCCTACACCAAAAGGATTTAAAAAGTTACAATGCAAATATTGCGATGATATTTGCCAAAAAGTAGATGTTAATGCAACTGCAGTTACCTGTTTCCGTTGTGTATCAAAACTTGTCAATGGACAACAATTGGAAATACGAAAATAAATCAATATAATAAGTTATGTTACAAGCAGAAAAAATCAAAACAAACTGGGAACAGTATCGCGAATTAGTGAATACTTATTTTCCTACCCGTAAAGATCAATTAAATAAAATGTATGATGAATTTGAAGATCGCATGGCAATGATGCCAGCATCATCAATTGCTCATTTTCACAATGCATTTGCCGGAGGATATGTAGATCATGTACTTCGAGTTATTGCATGTGCTGAAAAGCTTTATGAGTCTTGGACTGAAATGGGTGCAGATATGTCCGGTTATACCATTGAAGAACTTCGCTTTGCTGCAATGCATCACGATTTAGGTAAAGTAGGATTTCCAGGAGATGGCAATGAAGTATATCAAATAGAAACTTCAGATTGGCATCGAAAAAATCAAAACAAAATGTATCGTCACAATGAAAATATTCCATTTACCATGGTACCAGATCTTTCAATTTGGTTGCTACAGGAATATGATGTTAAAATGTCTTGGACGGAATATCAAGCAATTAAAATACATGATGGAATGTATGATGATGCAAATAAGCCATATTTTGTTGCTCGATCAGCACAAGCCAAATTGAAAACAAATCTTCCTATCATTTTGCATCATGCAGATCATATGGCAGCACAAATTGAATTTGAACGTTGGAGAAACAAAGATAAAGAAACACCTAAGGCGGTTTCGGAAAAAAGTAGAGCACAAAAATCAACAGGGTTAAAGAATTTAGCTGAAAGCAATCCGGATGTTGAACAGTCATTAAATGATATATTCAAAGCATTTAACGAGGAATAACATGTTATTTTTAATCATAACAAACATACTGCTACTAGGAGTTGCGGCATACTTAGCATATCGCGTATGGTATCTTGCCGGAGCTGTTGCTGACATACAAGAACAAGATGAAGATGTAACTGAGTATATTGAATCATTGGAAGTAACCAATCAATTCATGTATACGAAAGTTGTTGAAGCATATGAAAACATGAAACGTGTTGATTTGCGAGGTGCTTTTGCTGCAGAAGATGAAGTGGGAACTACATTTGATATGTTAAAAGAAATAGTTGAAACATTAAAAGATCAATTCAATGCCGAGAGCCAAGAAAACAAGTAAAACATATTTTACTAAAATAACAGACCTAGCAATTGCTGGTTATAATAAAAGTCCAGATGTTGCTACGCGTGAAAAAATATATCGCAGATTTATTTATCCTGCATTCATGAAACTTACTGAAAATATCATCAACAAAGTTAAACCTGATTATATTGATTCGTCATTTCAAGACTTGCAAACCGATTTGGTTACATATCTAACTGCACGTTTAGATAAATTTAATCCATCTGCAGGCAAAGCATATTCATATTATACTCGCACTTCATTTAATTACTTGATTGCAGAAAATCAAAAAGCTTACGCAAAAATAAAATCAGATGCACTTGAACTAGATATTGATGAACAACGCAATGTTGTTATAGAAATATCCAATGCGGACATGTTGGAAACATTGTGCGAATTTATGGATGCATACATTACATATTGTTATGAAAATCTAAATTATATTTTTACTAATCCTACAGATATACATGTAGCAGATTCAGTATTACATATTTTTGAAACTCGTGCAAACATTGACAACTTTAATAAAAAAGCATTGTATATTTTTATTCGCGAACGTACCGGTTTAGACACATCTAATATTACGCGCGTAGTTAAAACACTTAAACAAATATACGATGCAAAATTTAAAGAGTACGAACAAACAGATTTCATAAAATTACCTTTTTGATATTTATTTTAAAGGGTTTTTGATATGGACAAAAATGATGAATTATTCAAAGGAACTACCTTTGCCGATTTAATGTCCGATGTTTATCACAATTCAAAAAAGAAAGATAGACAAATAAATCAATTGATTGCACAACTTCAGCCGCTAATAAAAAATGCATCTGATGCTACTATTATTGTACCTTTGATTAAAGAATATTTAGATGTTGCAGTTAAAAATGATGATCATCTAGTTAAATTAACTGCAATTGTTCAACGTTATATTTCAACCAAACAAACGATATCTGGAGCAGATGGTTTATTAAGCGATGAAGAAAAACAACAATTGCTTCGCGTTGCGGAACAAACGTTATCAGCTGAGTTGACGGAAGAATTAGATAATATTGAACATGATTCTGCTGTTTTAAAACAACGCATTGAAAATGCAATGAATAAAACAAAAGGCAATAATGAACCTACAACATAAACATATTGAATGGGATGTTGCTGAAGTATTAGAACATGATTATACATATCAATATAATACATCTGATGTTAATGATGCTACAATTGATAAGTTATTTGCACTTAAAGTTAGATCGTGTAGTACATACTTTAATAAAAATGTATATTTAGCTCGACCTGCTAATACTAGCACGAAACGGATTCCATTGGTTGGCGAATTTGTTTTAATATTCAAAACATTTAACGAACAAACAACCCCATCTAGATGGAGAGAAAGTTGGTATTATGTTTCTACAATTGATTTACAATCTTCTATCAATGAAAACATGTTACCTGGTATATCGGATGAATTATCACAAGAACAAATTGATTCGATTCAACCAGGAAAAACATTTGTTAGAAAATCTATATCGCCATTACAACCATATGAGGGTGATATGTTATTCGAAGGTCGTTTTGGTAGTAGTATACGCTTTGGTAGTAGCATAAATGTTGCATATCCTAGTAATTATTACTATAAACAAGCTCCATGGAGTTCTCCATTTTCAACTAGCATTGATCCGATAATTATTTTGTCTAATGGTCGTATAAATAAGCCTGCAAAAGAATTTGTTGTAGAAGATGTAGAACAAGATGCATCATCTTTGTATTTAACTAGCAATCAACGATTAGACACATTAACATTATCTAAATCATTAACCGTACATAACACAGAATTTGCAGGTTCGCAGTTTATTGGAGTAGCTGATAGAATCATACTACGAGCAAAACGAGATGTTGCTGTAATTGATTCGCAAGAAGGAATTGTATTAAATACGTCCGGAGACATTTACATCGGAGGTGAAGATGCTACAGAACCATTAACGCATGGTTTAGTATTGCAACAAATTGTACAATTGTTAGTACAAGCAATTGCAGCAGGAGCTACAGGACCAGGAGGTGCACCTTGCGTTACAAATGCTGCAGCATTATTGGGACAAATTTCTGATTTGCTACCGGATTTAAATAGTACTAAATATAAAATAACAAAAACGTGATATGGCAGTAGCATTTCCTTTTGATCAAATTACTAATAAACCCGGAGCTGCAATTAACAAACTGCAGACTGCATTAAACAAGGTTATTGCAAAACTCAATCAAAAAGTTGCAGAAGCTATTGGTAAATCAAACATATTACCAAAAACGATTAGTTGTAACGATCCAAAAGTTAAAGAATTAAAACGAATTTTAGAACAAATTCAACGATATATTGATCAAATTCAAAGAATTTTACGTATATTAAATATTATTGTGCCGATATTAACAGTTGCAGCACAAATTGCTGCTGTTATTATTAATGGCCAAGTAGCATTACCAATACCGTCGCCACCAGCAGTTAGTCAAGCATTAGCTGTTCAAAATGAATTGGTTGCAAATATTGCAAAAGCACTAACTCAAGCATCGATAATATTAGGAGTTGTAAATGGAGCCGTTGCAGTATCATCTAAATTAATTGCTGGCGTAGTCAACATATTATCTGCAATTTGTAATAATGAAACATTTACAGTTACGCAAGATACACAGAATGCAATTGATTCTATTAATAATGAAGTTGTAACTGCTACTATAGATTCTGAATTTTATCAATTACTTAATGTATCACAAGAAGACATTGATTTGCGAGAAGATTTAATTCAACAGCTGCAACAAGAACAACGATCATTACTAGATTTACTAGAAGCACCTAGTCAAGTAATTATTGGAACTGGCACACAACCTCCGGATTCAGACCGCGGAAAAGCTGGAGATTATTTTATAAATCAAACTACAAGAACAATATATGGCCCTAAGATTTCAGATACTGAATGGCCAATGGGCATAAATTACTAAACCTAATATTTATATAAAAGTATTCATATGGATTCAAAAACATTAATAAAAGCACTTAAAATCGCTGTGCGAGAAGTTATAAAAGAAGAATTAACTGAAATTCTTCGAGAAGGATTACAATCTACTATTACAGAAATATCGCAACCAAAAAAGCCAGTTAGAGTAGATGCAAATAAATCGGTACATGTTCAACCCAAGATAGTTAATGAGTCAGTAAAAAAATCAAAGGTACAATTCACTGATAATAAATGGGCATCTATTTTAAATGAAACGGACGTATTAACAGAAGATCAACCATTAGCATTAAATAGTTTTCGCGATATAATGAACGAAGGAATGGAAGAAATTCGAATGACATCTCGAGATGCAGTTAATTTTGGAGCGATGCGACAAAATATGAAAGAGGCAATGGGGATAGCCCCATCAGCACCAAAAATTATGGAAGATCCGGAAACTGGTAAAGTATTTGATGTACCGCAGGAAGTTCAACAAGCAATGACTCGAGACTATTCTGCATTAATGAAAGCAATTAACAAGAAGAAAGGAATGTAATGGGATATCAAATTACACCACCACCGGCATCTACTTCACAGCCAGTTGGATTAGGTGTTGGATTTCCATTAATCGGTCCAGGCGGTTCTGTTATTTATATTTCAAGTGAACAAGCATTGCAAAATTTAAAAACTTTGCTTTTAACTAGAATTGGAGAACGTTATGGAATTCCTGACTATGGCACAAATTTGTTAAATGCATTATTTGAGCCAAATGTATCTGAATTAAAAAATACAATCGTTGAGTTAATTCAGCCAAAAATTGCATATTGGTTACCATATATTTTTATTGAATCAATTGATGTTGTAACTGCAGAAGATGATCCAGATTTAATTTATGATATACAAGTATCAATTAAATTTTCTGTTAGTAATTTTAATACACAAACGCTAACTATTAATGCCAACGAAAATGGTACAGTAACTGTTACTGAAGATCGAGGATAATTAACATGGAAACTAAAAAAGATGTTTCATACTTAGGTAAAGATTTTGGGCAATTCAAAAGAAATTTAATTGATTTTGCTAAACAATATTTTCCTACAACATATACCGATTTTAATGAATCATCTCCTGGTACTCTGTTTATCGAAATGGCTGCATATGTAGGCGATGTTTTATCATATTATGCAGATAACAATTTAAGAGAATCATTATTAGAGCAAGCAAGTGAACGAACGAATATATATGATCTAGCAAAAGCATTAGGATATAAACCTAAAAATGCAATACCTGCATATGTTACACTCGATATATATCAACTTGTTCCTGCTGCTGGCTCAGGTGCGAATGTTGCACCAGATTTTAATTATGCATTAACGATTAAAGCTGGTATGCAAGTAAAGCAAACTAATGGTTCATCTGTATTTAGAACATTGGATTCTATAGATTTTGCATTTTCATCTTCTTTTGATACAACTGAAGTTACTATATACGAAAGTGATGATGCAACAAAACAGCCTACATATTATCTTTTGAAAAAACAAGCACGTGCAGTATCTGGAGAAATTAAAACTGCATCGTATACATTTGCCACACCTATTGCGTATGATAAAATAGTTTTACCGGAAACAAACGTTGTAGAAATTATTTCAGTTACAGAATCAGATGGCGATAATTGGTATGAAGTGCCATATTTAGCACAAGATACTATTTTTGAAACAATTCCAAATTTAGCAGAAAATGATCCGGATTTAGCAGCATATCGGTCATCATCCCCTAGTTTATTAAAATTGAAAAAAACAGCTAAACGATATATTACAAGATTACGTAGCGACAATAAACTTGAATTGCAATTTGGTGCTGGTATATCAGATAATAATGATGAAGAAATTATTCCTAATCCTAGCAATGTAGGAAATGGATTATCTGCAGTTAGGCGAGGCGTCGATGTTGATATTGATCCATCTAATTTTTTATATACTAGAACATATGGTCAGGCACCAGCAAATACAACATTAACTATAACATATACTGTTGGAAATGGAATTGTCGATAATGTATCTGCTGGCGTATTATCAAATATCAATCGAATTGAATTTGAAGATGATATCAATTCCGTAAACAATGCGGGAATAGTTAATTTTATAAAAAATACCGTTGCTGTAACAAATTCTGCACCAGCTGTTGGTGCAAAAACTGCAGAAACATTACAGGATATTAAAAATAATGCTTTAGCAAATTTTGCAACACAGAATCGTTTAGTTACTAGAGATGATTATATTATACGTGCATATTCAATGCCAGCAAAATTTGGTAGTGTAGCAAAAGCATATATCGTTCCTGACGATCAGCTTACTCAAGAAAATTACGAACAAAGCAGAATACCTAATCCATTAGCAATGAACATGTATGTTTTAGGTTATAATTCATCTAAACAATTAACAACATTAAATCAGGCAATCAAAGAAAATTTAAAAAATTATTTGAATTACTATAGAATATTAACAGATGCAGTTAATATTAAAGATGCATTTATTATTAACGTTGGTCTGCAATTTGAAATTTCTGTATTATCTAATTATAATAGTAATGAAGTATTACTTAAATGTATAGATGCAGTTAAATTGTATTTTGATATCGATCGTTGGCAAATAAATCAACCAATTATTAAATCTGACGTGTTTAATATATTAGGCAATGTCAAAGGAGTACAGTCTGTTGTTAATGTTGCATACAATAATTTATATGATTCAGATGCAGGATATTCTGGTAATGTATATGATTTATCTAGTGCTACTAAAAATGGCGTAATTTATCCTTCACTCGATCCTAGTATTTTTGAAGTTAAATTTCCAAACCGAGATATTAAAGGTCGAGTTGTAAATTATTAAGGAAATAAATGTTTAGAATATTTTATGCAGAAAAAGATACAACATTGTATCAAGCATATCCAGATTACAATACTGGATTAGATGAGATACTTGAAGTTGGTAAACGATTAAATACATCGGGCGATACATTATTAATATCTCGAGCAATTGTTAAATTTGATATGACTGAAATTTCAGCATCGCTCGCTACATATAGTAAAACAGTTAATGATTGCAAATTTATATTAAATTTATATACATCCCATGCAAAAAATTTACCGTCTGAATATGCAATTCAAGCTAAAATGTTAGGACAAACATGGGTCAATGGAACAGGATTTTTAACTGATTTAACAATAGACGGTGCTACATGGTCAGGTTCAGCTTCGGGATCAGCTTGGATATCTGGTAGTCAATCTGTACAGATTGGATCTAGTAGTTTATATATTTCTGGTTCTGGTGCAGGAGGTAATTATTTATACTATTCTGGATCTGGCAATACATTATCGTTAATAACATCTGAATCATTTTCTTATAGAACTACAGATTTAAACATTAATGTTACGGATCAAATAAAAATTTGGATTAGTGGAAGCAATAGCAATTCAATTCCAAATTATGGATTTCTAATTCAAGTATCTGATGCAGATGAAATCAATAATAATGTTGCGGGATTCATAAGATTTTTTAGTAGAGAAACTCATACAATATATGTACCTAAATTAACGATGTACTTTGATAATACTTCGTTTACGACGGGTTCATTAACAGCTGCAAATTTAGAATCATATTCGGTATATACTAAAATTAAACCTACATATAAAGATACCGAGATTGCTAAAATACGAATTTATGCTCGAGATAAATTTCCGAGGAAATCTCCAACAAATTTATTTCCTATACAAACAGTAAAGTATTTACCAACAACTACATATTATTCAATTTCGGATGCTGCTACAGAAGAGGTCATAATTCCGTTTGATAATATTTATACTAAAGTAAGTTGCGATAGTACTAGTAACTTCATTTATTTAGATATGAACGGTTTTATGCCAGAACGCAATTATCGTTTAAATCTTAAGATTGTAGATGGATTTACAGAACAGTATATCGACGATCAAATTTATTTTAAAGTAGTTAGGTAATGGATGCAATAACAAACAAGTTAGATTCGATTAATGTTGATCAACAACTTAAATATCAAAAGGATGGATTAACTAGAATATCAAATGATATATCAGTTATGCCTAGAAATACTAACGGTAACATTATTTTAAATCAAAATTCTGATTCGAACCCGTTACTAATTATTGAGCCAACTGCAAATAGGATAACATTGAAATCAATGCTACGAGTTTTAGATACTCAATTTAAATATTTTAAATTTCCGGCACGTACTACGGTTATTGAAGAAGAACCAGTTGATTTAGATTTAGATTTAGATTTACAACTAGAATTACAAGATCCAGTATTTGCGAGATACCGTCCGAGTGAAGATCAACGTATTGCAGCTAGTAACATTTATTCCGGAATTGAAATAAATGAAGTTCAAGACGGGTTGTTACAATCCATTCCAAATTCGTATGTTATAACAAAAGAACTTAAAAACTCCGGTGTAGATTTACGATTTAGAATTAAATTGCAACATCGATATGATGCGCCAGATGGATTTGGAACTGCCTTTTTTTCTATAATTAAATCGAGTGAACAAGGTTTAGATAGAGAATATCGTACATTTGAAAATACCTCAGAGTTTAGGCCAACAATACCTGGTTCAATTAATCAATATGAAGTTCAGAATTTAGAAGTTGATATTGTCATTCCAAATGCAGAATTTGAAATTGGAGACAGATTCGGCATAGGTGCAAAAGCTGGACAAAATAATGATACTCAATATCATACTATTAATGCACTTCAATCATATTGGGTTATTACAGATGCAAGTAAAAATGTAGATTTTTGGAATCAAGAAATAGCTCAACCAGAAATAGTAAATGAAGAGATTGACACGATAAGCACAACTAGGACATAGATGTTAACGCAATATAAAAATATCGATCAAATTAAATTAGCTACAAAATCAATTTCGGGAGATCGACTAGGCCAATCTAAAACTGAATTTGCGTCATATGATTCTAATGAATCTACTTATTTCAATCTAGATATTATCAATGTAACAAATGATAATCGCATTGAATTTCATGTATACTCTGGCACATCTTGGTTAACTGGAAATCATAAAATTCAATTTCAAACAAAAATTCCACAATTTAGAGACATAAATACAAAACAATTAATTAACATTAATAATGGTTTTGGAATTGACGTTTATTCTGAATTAGAAAAATTAAAGTTAACTACGGGTAATTTTCGTATTGCTATCAATTTTTTTAAAAACTTAATTGGTAGTTATGAATTACAGCATTTACGAATTGATGAAATTTCTCCAGATAGAACCGAAATACGTTTACGTGCAATAGATGATGAAAATCCTGAATTTCTTCAACAAATTACAAACTATATTCAAACAGTAAATCAAACATCTGATCAATATTATAAAACATATTTGTTAAATTTTAGTAGAAATCAGTGTGTTTTATTTGTTAATAGTGTTGTAATTGGCGAATATCTGTATGTGAAGTTATATGAGCCATTACCACAAAATATTACAACTAATTTTAAATGTTGGGTTGTTGAAGAACAAAAGCCAACATATTTTGATAATGTTTTTATTGCTCCACAATTAATAGAAAAACAATTCAATTCGTTAGCTGGACCAAATTGGCAAGCAACAGCTGTTGCAGAAACATCGGCTGAAACGGATTATAAAACATGGACCAATTTATTAGGTTCGTCAGTACAAACATCGCAACAAATTGTAGATGCATATTTTTCTGGTAGTTTATCTGGAATGTCATTGAATATTGATTATTCCGATTTAAATAATTTTATATTTTACAGTTCAGCTACAGAACGTTTATTAAATTTTAAGTACAAACTAGATTTATTAGAATATTATACATCGCAAAGTGTAGCAGTATCTCAATTATCTGGCAGTGTTGCTACAACTAACGTTCAAGATTTTGCCAAACTAAAATCATCGTTAATTGGTGGGTTTGATGCATTTGAACAATATTTGTATTATCAATCATCTTCGCAGTTAACTAGTAATCAAATACCACATGAATCTCCGTCAGTATCACAATTAACTGGCAGTTATATAACGCCTGTACCTAAAGTAAATTCAACAAGGCCATATACATTAGCGGCAGTTAGTAGTAGCATGTTTAAATCTTGGTTTGATGGTACATATGCATCTGCATCGTTTTATGATTCATTAAATGTTAATGCTTTAGTTTATGCGATACCTGAATTTATCAGATTAGATTCAGCAAATGTACAACTTAATACATTTGTTAATATGTTAGGTCATCATTATGATATATTGTATACGTATATCAATCACATGACCCAAATCAATAAACGAGAAGAAAATCCTAAATTAGGTATGCCAAATGAATTGCTTTATTCTGTAGCAAAACAATTTGGTTGGACATTGACTAATGGCAATCAATCTCAAGATTTATGGCAATATGTTTTAGGAACATCTGAAACCGGAATTCCATTAACTGGTTCAAATACAGTAGGCGATCCTTCGGTATCGGGACAAAATATTACGTATGCAATTTGGCGAAGAATTGTTAATAACTTACCATTATTATTGAAATCAAAAGGAACTAAACGAAGCATTCAAGCATTGCTATCTTGTTATGGAATTCCTCAATCATTTATAAGTATCAATGAATATGGTGGTCCTAGATTAGATAGAGCTCCAATATATGAAAAATATAATTTCGATTATGCACTAGATTTAAGTAGCAGTGCAGCAGGTACTGTTACTGTAAATTATTCGCAATCGATTAATGCTGTAGAACTTCGTTTTAGACCAGATAATATTGAAACTAATCCTTTGATACCAACTACCATGAACCTATTTAATATAGGCTCTAATGCGGTTACATTAGAATTTAATAGTGGTAATAAAGGTGTCATGAAACTCAATGGCACGGCTTCTGGTTTAATTGAATTATATAATGATGAATGGGTTTCTACCGTATTGCGAACAAATGGTACTAATTTAGATTTAATTACAAAAAAATCTAAGTATGGTAAAATTGTTGCTGCTGTTTCTGCATCGACCACTGCATCAATTGCTGGATCTGGTACTTTAACATTAGGCGGAACATCGTCGGGTGCTAGTAGATTTATTGGGCAATTGCAAGAATTAAGATTTTGGTCATCATCCTTATCAGATACTGCATTTAACAATCACGTTAAAGCACCAGGAGCTTATAATGGTAATTCTAATGCATATGATGAATTAGTATTTAGATTACCACTTAATCAAAAAATAAATCATGCATTAACGGGTAGTTTAACTGGTATACAGCCTAAATCATCTACAATATCAGCATCATTTGCAAGTTGGACACTTAACACGCCATATGATTCATATGAAGAAACTCATTATTATGATGCCCCATCATTAGGTGCTGGTACATATGATGACAACAAAGTTCGTATCGAATCTAATCGATTAGTTGGCTCGCTGGATGTAAAAACTAGAGCAGAACGTAGTCAATTTGATACCGCTCCGTTAGATAGCAAAAAATTAGGAGTATATTTTTCTCCACAAACAATGATTGATGAAGACATCATTGCACAAAATGGATTTGTTGATTTAGATCAATATATCGGAGATCCGGGAGAAACTGATTCAAAATCATATCCTAGATTAATTCAAGCTGCACAATCATATTGGAAAAAATATCAAAATAAAAATGATATCAATGCATTTATTTCTATGTTTACGTTGTTTGATTTATCATTTTTCCGGCAATTGGAACAGCTATTGCCGGCACGAGCTGATAAACTAACTGGTATTTTAATTCAACCTAATATATTTGAACGTAGCAAAGATTCAATTCTTCCAAAAATAGAACGATATGATAGTTCATTTGCAACTACAATTACAGATCCAGCTCCAACTGCATCTGGTGATTATTTACAATATTTAGGTGCAATTGATGGAGCGATCTTATCTCTTAGTGCAGAAGATGATGATCAATGGCAAATGTATTTAACGGCATCAACAGCTGATAAATATGATGGTGTTATATATTCACATCAATATTTAGTAAGATCTGGCAGCACATATATAACGGCATCAACGCCATATTGGATTAGTGAAGCAATTTCTCCGATTTATATTACTAGTACATATTCTGAATTTAAATTGATTGATGCAATTGCAATAACATCATCAGGAGTAATTGGTTCATATGGTAGCGGTACTTATGGCTCTAGTTCGTATGCTTTAGCATTAAGTAAAAAGTTTACTGGCAGCTTTGCAGAGTTTCAAGATTATTTACCAAAAGGTATTGAAAACCAACGGTATGCAGGAGCAAAACTTACTTCACCAGACTTCAATATAAACTCAACTCAAACTGTTGATGGCGGTCCTGTTGTAGAATGGAGAACAGCAAATCCAAATCAATTGATATATCAAAATAACGGCGAACAAGGTAGTTTTGTTTTAGTATAGAAATTTATAGATTGTATATTTATATTAAATAAGGTAAAAACATATGGGATATTTAGATAACTCAAGCGTAACAGTTGACGCAATTTTAACATTAAAAGGTCGAGAACTTTTAGCTCGAGGAGGCAATGCTTTTAACATCACACAATTTGCAGTAGGAGATGATGAAATTGATTATTCATTATGGAATCCGGATCATCCATTAGGAACTGCTTATTATGGAACTATCATTGAAAATATGCCAATCGTAGAAGCAGTTGCCGATGAAACTCAGGCGCTTAAATACAAACTAATTACATTGCCAAAACAAACAACTAATATACCAGTTGTAACAGTAGGAAATACCGCAATTACATTAGCAGCGCCAGGCGATTCTACAATTATTGCTCCAAATACAAGCAACTTTAAAGGTGGTAATGCAACTTTAGGTTATACAGCAATTTTGTCAGACTCAAGCGTAGCCGATATTCAAGTAACAAGAGCATTGCAAAATTCAGTACTTCCGACTACTCCTCGTTTTATCGGCGATAATGAAGATGCACAAAGCATTGCAGTAGCAGGATTTGAATTCCGAGTTGTTGCTAAAACTCAATTGATTTCAGATAAAACTGCAACTATAACAGTGATTGCAAATGAAACTGGTGGCAGTGTTACTATTAATTTAACCGTTAAAAAAGCAACTACTGCAACAATATAAATGGAAAACAATATGAAAATGAATGAATTCATTGCACGATTAAAACAACAACCTAGAATCGGCGGAGTACCACTTCGTCCAACGCAAGCAGCCAATCAAACAATTGCAGCTGCAGGTGTAGTTAATGATCAAGTACGGCAATTAGCACAACAACTTGCAAATCAAATTGTAGCGGAACGCGATCAAGCACAAATTTTAGCTCGTAATGGAAGAACGTATACAAAATTTGATACGGTTAATGACGTTGTTGCAAATCAAACCGAAATTGTTACTGCAGGTTTATGGAGCGATAATTTAGCAAGTTTGACTACATATTTTACAGCATCAGGTCAAACTACGACTCAACGACGTTATTATGTTGATGTATATCAATCAACACCAAGTGCAGATGGAGCCGCTGTACAATTTGCATTAGCATTTGGTCATGCATTGGGTAGCGGGTCTGATTCTCAAGGACAACTTAACGATTCTCCAAGTAAAGCAGTTTATTCACAATATCGACAACTTTTACTTGCTCCAACTGATACGCGCTTTACAACAGCAGGATCGGGTAGTACAGATTATGTATATGTTGTTAACTTTAAACGTAATCGAATGAAAGAACGTTTAGATCCAGGAAATTGGGAAATTCCATTGAAACCAATTTCATCTCGTGCAACTAATGCAACTGGCTCTGTTGTTACTGGGTCTGGAGCAATTATACAACTTATTGATGATTCTTCGATTGCATCTGCAACCACAGGTCAATCAGGTAAAGTTTATAACATCGTTTCTGGTTCAATTAATTCGGGAGTTTATAATTCAACGGCGCCAGTATATTACGGATTAGCATATCCTGATTATGGTACTTTGATTTTAGATGGTAAGATGCTTGATCAAAAATTAGGTTTTGCAACTAATACAGGTTCTAGTTCAGAAGGAAATAATCATTTTGTATTATATCATTCTATTTCAGGCTCAGCTAAATTTACCGATCCTGCTACATCTGATCCATATGGATTTATTGCACGTAATTCTGAAAAAGTAACAAGTACGCATTATTTTGTGAGAATTAAAAATGCAGAATATAACTTTTCAAACAACCCATCATATGTTTCAGGAAGCGTTGGCCAAATTGCACAATCAACATTTATTGGCGATCCTAAAACGTATATTACAACGGTTGGATTGTATAATGATAGTCAAGAATTATTAGCAGTTGCAAAACTTTCTAAACCTTTATTGAAATCATTTCAACGAGAAGCTCTCATACGAGTTAAATTAGATTTCTAAAATTGACATTGATTTAAGCCCTGTTATATTTATATTAAATGTAGCAGGGTTTTTACTATAATGACACTAAAGAAAATAAATCAAACAGAAGATCCATACGTAGGCGCATATCCGTCGGTATTTAAAAAAATTGATACGTCTGATGTAAAGATCAATCCATTTCCTGCATATAAATCTTGGACTTTTTATTCGGGTAGCGTAACTTCAAGTGTGTTGCCATTGCAGGGAATATATTCTGATGTTAATGTTTTACCTGCATTAGGAAGTGAATTAACATACAACGATGCAAAGAACATAGATAATAGTTTGCAAAGCGTTACGTATTTTTCTGTAAATCATTTGTATTATAAAAATAAATTAGAACCTTTGAAAACATATGGTCCTACTGATTTAACTAAAACAAAAAAAGCATTATATCAAACTGCATCGATATTGTCTATTCCTCAAGTGCGAATAGGCGAAGGCATAAAACCTGCATCATTTTCTTTTACATCTTCAGTATCTGGTTCATTTTCGAGCGATCGATATGGAAATATTATAGATTCTGCATTTAATACTGCATCAATTGTTACGGATGTAAAATGGTATGAAGGTTTCAATGAGTATTTTGATACATCTAGAATTACATATACATCTGCAGGCGTAACATATGTACCTGGCATCGTTACAACAACCGGACAACAACGTGCTTTAGGATTAGCAGCATATTTTTCTGGTTCTGGTTATATTGAATCTGCATTACCAGGTTTATATGACCGAGATCATGATTATGCAGTTTCATTTTTTATTAGTGGTACAAATTCAACATCTGCTAATCAATTAATTGCAACAAAAGCATCACAAAGCACTACACCTACATATCCATTTCGAATAGAATTAAGTGGTAGCAATCAATTAATTTTTACAACTGCAGGTAGTGATAGATTTAAAACTTTTATTACATCGTCAGCCGTTGTAACATCGAGTTGGACTCATGTAGTTTGTCAAAAATCAGGTAGCAGTATGCAAATGTATATAAATGGTACTTTGCAATCATCTACTACAACTCCGTTATTTGTAATTCCTACATCTCCATTATCTGCATCTGCTAGGATTGACAATCGCGACACGTTAAAAATAGGCGGTTTTAGCACCAATAGTTTAAATCTACAAGGATATCTAGATGAAGTTAGAATCTTTAATAAGTCTCTAACCGCATCGCAGATAAGTGCGTTATCTAACCGTACGGAAGGCGGCACTGCATTACAAACGCAATATGTAGGAAATGTTTTTAGTAAACATGGCATTGTTGTGTTTTCATCTGCAGATTATCGAATCAATGATATGATTAAAACGCCATTTACTGCATCGTATCGTAGTACGGTTACCATACATGAATTAAATGTTGTGACTCGTTTAGATTCCGGAGACTTTAATATGTCTACCAATATTTCATTAACAGCTGATGATGATTCAACATATCGTACGTTTGCAACGAGTAGTGCATTTTCTCCGTATATTACAACAATTGGTTTATATAATGATTTCGGAGAATTGTTAGCAATAGGAAAATTAGCTCAGCCTATTAAAAAACGCAGCGATGTTGATATGAATTTTGTAATTCGTTTAGATTTAGATAAAAATATAACATTTAAAGGATAACATGATACGACTTAAAACATTGATTCGAGAAATGACTGGAAGTGATTTGAAACGTATCTTACAAAAAATTAAAAATAAACAATTTAAACTTTTCGGCCAAGGCGATAACGGCCGAGTTTATGAAATTGATGGCGAAGATAAATTGTTTAAAATAACCACCGAATCAGAAGAATATCGAGTAGCTGAAAAAATTGTTGATCGATATACACAATTTACAACGTTTATTCCAGTATATTATGTCGATGGTAATAACATGTACATTATGGCAAATGCTGATCGATTGTCTCGGAATCAAGAAACTGCAATAAATCAATTTATTGCTAGTTATAAAACTTATGCACGCGATCAAGGAGGTGAAGTTTCTATATTTGAATATTTAGATGCCGATGGAGGTCGAAATACGGATATACAAGTTGCTAATTTTTTACGAGCTTTGCAACGAGATATTCAAAAAATAGATATTCCTGATCTAGATTTAGATTTAGATTTTAAAACTGATAACGTTATGATATGGAATAATAAACTAGTTATGATTGATTGGTAACGTATATTTATATAAAAGAATGTAATTATGTCAATGCTTTTAGAAAATCTCATACGAACATACTTAATTGAAGGACGTACGGTCGCTAAAATACGCGGTGCATCTGCAAAAGATACTGCAGCAGCTCGTGCTGCAGGAGCGGTATATGCATACAATGTTTTAGTTAAAGGGACTAAAAATCAAGATGAAATTATTGATTTAGTTCAAGCGGCAACATTAGCATCTACTGGCGTTGACACAGAAAATAGAATAGCAGTTGGACAGTCTAGCAAATTTGCACGTGGTGATTATGTTTATGTAATGAGTGACCCATTACCGAAAAAACGACAAATTATCGTTGTAAGAATTTTTAAATTAACTGATATTACAAAAAATCATCTCAATTTCACGAATGTTATAGCTAGTTATGAACTTGCTGGAAGTATCGGAGGAGCTGATTTTTTTACTGCAACTATGTTTAAACAACTCTTAATTGGCGAAAAACAAGATACAACTCCCGTTGATGATTTAAAAAGTAAAGATTCAGAGGCAAGTGATGTAATTAAACAGGCATCTGACTTGTTAGCAGGAAATGAACAAGTTACAAATCATGAATTAAAACGTGATGGTATAGTTGTTGGTAAATTCAATGGTACTATAGATAAAAATGGATTACCGCTTGAAGGAAAAGCAGAGTTAAATGATGGACAAGTATTTGATGGTAAATTCAAAGATGGTAAATTTATTACTGGTTCTTGCAAGCAAATAATATCTAATGGTGATATTTTTGAAGGTGAGTTAACGGATGGTGTACCAACTGCAAATGTTACGCATCATATAACAAAACCGGATGGTAAGTATTATGAAGGTACAGTTAATTCAAGCTTTTTACCTATTGACGGTAGTGTATATTCATCATCTGCTAAAACCGAAAAGATTGGTGATTTTATATTAGGAGCATGGACTGCAGTTGAAAAACCTTTATTTACTAATCAACAAATTATTGATGCAACAAACTCATCAAAATATAGTGATGCAACAAAATATTTTCAACAGCTGATGGTTGATAAAATTGGTACTCAACCTGAAATTGTTTCGTTACTTGCGGATACGGATAATAATATGAGTAATACATATACTAAAGTAAAAAACAACGTTGATGGTAAATGGGGTGACAATTCTAAATCATTAACAAAAGATATGCAATTCATATTAGGATTACCAGAAACTGGTATTGTTACTTCTGATTTCATAGATAAAATTGCTAACTTTGACAAACAAACGGTATCATCTACAGAAACAACAAAAACAGAATCTATATTAAATGTAAAAAATACGTTGTTAGAGCAAATTGATCTAGATTCGATTAGAAAACGAGCGGCTATTAGAAAAGTTACACCACCGCCGCCGACACCAAAACCTAAACCAACGCCGACACCAAAACCAAAACCTAAACCTAAACCAACGCCGACATCATATAAAGATCAATATATTTTACAAAAAGATTATGAACTTCAATACGTCAAAGGTTCAGCTGATAAATTTTTGTCTGCATTAAAAGCTTGGGAGTCTCCTGCAGGTTATGCAAGTTCAATGGGATGGGGCGAAACACCTAGTACCAGATCGTTTGCGAAACAAAAAATATTTGATCGTAAAACAATTAAAATACCAAAAGGTACTATAGTATATATACAACCCGGTAAAGTTATTATTAATGTACCAAGTGAAAGTGATACAGGTGGTATTATACCCAATTGGCATTTTGAATTTACATATACGGATAATTTCTTAAGAACAAATTCATATTATAACATATGGAAACAATACGATACCCAACAAAAACAAGAGTGGAAGACTGCAAAAAAGTTAGGAATTCAAAACGTTAAATTTGCGGAACCAAAATATCAAAATGATAAATTAATCAAATTTTTGAAAACATTGAATCCATTAGTTCAAAACAGAATAAAATTTGAAAAAGAATTGTCTAAAGAACAAAGAATTCAATTGAATGATGAGTTTAATCGATGCATACAAATTGCGAAAGATTTTTATGAATTATTTGAAAAAAATCCTAAAAAATATTTTGGTCGTTATAAAGGTTCATCATGGATTCCAGGAGACCAAGATTTACCCGGAGCATTGAACTATTTGCAAGATGCTGTTAGGGATGCATATGAAGATGAATTTAAATTATTAACAAAATCAAGCAATTTAGATATACAAAATAATGTAAAAAAATTACACGATATATATACTGGCGTACAACAATATATAATTGATTTAATTAGAACTAACGGAAATAAACGTTTAATTACAACGTTTAGAATTAAATTAGTTCATCCATATGATTCAAAGAAGAATACTAACGTAACAATTAAGTTTGATTATTTATGATACGATTAACGCATTTACTTACAGAACAAACCGACGCTGTTAAGTTTTGTAAAAAAAATATTTTATCTAAACCACAGTTTTCTAAAGAAAAATGGAGTGAAATTGGCGTATGGGGAAATCGAAATATTGCTGGCACTTCAACAAAATCTCAGCATGCAGTTGGAAATGCTATTGATTGGCACGGAGCAAAAGGTGTCGGCGATCCGGTTATGCAAGAATTAGCAGATTATTTAGTAGCAAATCATTCTGTATATTCTGCTGAAAATATAATCTACAATAGGCGCATTTGGAATTCTCCAAAAGGCTGGCACGTATATAAAGGAGAAAATCCACATATAGATCATGTACATATTGATTTTAAAACTACCGCTAAATTAAAAAATAACAATGTTCAAAAAAACAATGACATTGTGCAACAAGCGCTATGGGATATGTATAATAAAACAACAAAAAATCCCGAAAAATATTTTAAACAATATAAAGGCCAATGGTGGATACCTGGAGATGATAAACCAGAAGCTGCTGCAAAAAAATTAAAAAGTTTATTTTTTAATACGTGGTATGATCGTTTACTTAAAATATATTCATTTGGTACTGCTGAAGATAAAAAAAATATCAATTGGTTAACTAAAGCCGTTAACGATGTAGCAAAGTTAATTGAAACTGGCCAGTCTGGACAAGTTCCTGTAAAATTTTTAAAATGGAATGCACAAAATCAAACATATAAATTAATCAAGCAAAAGTTCAATTGGACTTATATGTAAAGTTATGAAACGAAATCATTTTCACAGCGCTGGAAATTCAAAACGCGCTAATGCTCTTAAACATGGTTATAAATCTGGCCTAGAACATACAGTATCAGAACAAATCAAACAAACGCCATATGAACTTCGATATGAAGCAGAAACATTGAATTACATAGTACCAGAACGACGAGCAAAATATACTCCAGATTTTGTATTTACAAAACGTAATGGCGGCACTATGTATATTGAAACAAAAGGACGTTGGACTACTGCAGATCGTACTAAAATGAAACATGTTTTACAATCAAATCCTGGAATTGATATACGTATGGTGTTCCAAAATCCTAATCAAAAATTATCAAAAACATCTCCAACTACATATCAAGCATATGCTCATAAGCTAGGTATTCAACATGTTGCAAAGAAAGATATTCCTGCGGAATGGTTTGCAGAATGCGTAAAATCTGGCGAAGAACCAGCAAATCCAAAACGTTTTTTTGTTTAAGGTTTGTTTTTTGAAATATTTTTAATATATTCATGTAAGTTAATGAAATTTATTTTATTAATAGATTGAAGAATTTATTGATTCAATCGTTAAGCCAGTAATGAAATGTATGTGCTTAACATATATTATATATTAATTATATTCAATTGGATTCCTTACAGTTTTTTATTATAATATAGTGTGAAGAATCTTAAACTGTTACAATTATTAGAATCAGTTTTAGGTAAAGGAAAATCTACTTCCGGCAATAACATTGCATTCTTTTCTCCATTTACTTCACATTACAAACCAAAATTAGAAATTGACGTTAATACTAATCATGCAGGAGAAAATCCATGGCATTGTTGGATATCTGATAAAAAAGGTCGAAGCATTTCTAGTTTATTCAAGCAAATGGGCTTGTCAAAAGAATGGTTTGAACAGCTTTCAAAAATAATTGAATCTGCTAGATATCGAAATACTGCAGAAATAAAATCAACGGTAACATTAGCATTGCCAGAACATTATGTTCCATTATGGAATAAAAAAAATACGCCTGATTATCGCAATGCAATTTATTATTTGCAGCAACGAGGTGTTGCAATATTAGATATTTTAAAGTATCGAATTGGATATTGCGAACAAGGAGAATATTCTGGCAAAATAATTATTCCTAGCTATGATGATGCAGGACAATTAAATTATTTTGTATCTCGAGCATTTTATCGAGCAGACAAACAAAAACATAAAAATCCTAAAATATCAAAAGATATCATTGGATTTGATTTGACTATAAATTGGTCACAACCTATCATTCTTTGCGAAGGTGCGTTTGACGCAATTGCAATTAAACGCAATGCAATACCGTTATTTGGTAAAATTATTCAACCGGCATTACAAAAGAAAATCATTGAAAAACGTGTACGAGATATCTATATTTGCTTAGATGCTGACGCACTTCGCAATGCGGTGCAAATTGCAGAACGATTCATGGCAGAAGGATTAAATGTTTATTTTGTGCGATTGCAAGATGCTGATGCATCAGAATTAGGTTTTGAACAAATTACAAAAATTATTAACGATACTGATATATTAACATTTGAAGGCATTATGGCTCTCAAAATGGACATGTTATGGACATAAAAAAAATTGAAACTAGAATTGAAAGGATTGATAAAATCTTTCATATATCCGATGTACATATACGTACGTTAAAGCGACACGCTGAATATCGTCAAGTATTTAAAAATTTATTTGATTATATTAAAGCAAATAGTACTGCAAATAGTATTGCAGTTGTGACAGGTGATATTGTTCATAGCAAATTAGATATGTCTCCGGAACTAGTTCAGATGTTAGTCGATTTCTTCAATGAATTCACAATTCCTACGATTGTTATTTTAGGCAATCACGATATGAATTTGAACAATATGCATCGGGTTGATGCAGTTAGTCCAGTTTTAGATGTAATTAAAAATCCTAACATTCATTTTATTAAAGACAATGGTTTATTTGAATTAGGCGGGGTTACTTGGAATCATATGGCAGTCGATAAAACTCCTGCAGAATACGTACGTGCAAAAGATTTCGTAGCATCTTATAAGATTGCATTGCATCATGGTGCCGTAAATACTGCTCGAACTGATATTGGTTATCAAATATCAAATGAACATGTTGGTGTTGATTTATTTGAAGGACATGACATTACGTTGTTAGGTGATATTCATAAACCAGCACAGTTTTTAGATGATGCACGTACAGTTGCATATCCTGGTTCACTTATTCAACAAAATCATGGCGAAGCACTAGATCATGGCATTTTGGTTTGGGATGTAGAACGACGCAGTGCAGATTTTGTGCAAATTGAAAACGATTATGGCTATGTAACTATAGAAACTCAAGGCTCTACAATTATATCTTCGCCCCACCGTATGCCAAAACGTCCGCGCATTCGCATCAAGTTTAATGAAACGAGTGCAGCAGATATGAAACGGTTGATTGCAACAATTCGAAAAAAATATCAAGTAGAAGACATTACAATTCAACGAACTATAGGAGCTGCAGCAACTAATGCATCTTCTAGCTTAGCAATTGGAAATGTTCGCGATGTTGAATATCAAAACACCTTATTAACAGAATATATTGATGCAAATTATCCACAAGCTACGCCGCAAGAAGTTGATGCTATTAGACACATCAATCGCACAATAAATTCAAAATTGCCAGCAGTAGAATCGATACGACATACTACATGGCATCCTATATCATTTGAATTTGATAACATGTTTTCATATGGAGAAGGAAATATATTAAACTTTGATAAACTTTCTGATGTATGTGGACTTTTTGCTGCAAACGCATCTGGCAAATCAAGTTTACTTGATGCAATTACATACACTATATTTGATAAATGCAGCAAAACAAGCAAAGCAAATGAAGTATTAAACAATAAAAAAACATGGTTCCGAGGTGTATTTCGTTTTGAGATGAATGGCATAACATATACTATCGAACGACGTGGCACTCAAAATAAAAAGAAAGATACGCACGTCAAAGTCGATGTAGATTTTTATACTGATTCAGAAAATTTAAATGGCGAAGAACGCAGTGAAACAAATAAAAACATTCGTCGCTATTTAGGCACATATGATGATTTTATTTTAACGGCATTTTCATTGCAAGCAGATAACAATAATTTTATTGAAAAGTCACAAAAAGAACGCAAAGATTTGTTATCGCAGTTTTTAGATATTACGGTATTTGAACAATTGTATCAACTTGCTGCAGATGAAATCAAAGAAACTGCAGGCCGATTAAAAGATTATAAAAAAACAGACTTTGCTGAAATTATCGTACAAGCTGATGCAGTAATTACAGAAAATCAAGATACAATCATTTCATTAGAACAGCTTGAAGATCAACAACAAGATCATCGAAATACATTGCAAGAACAAATTGTAAGTCTCATTGAAACTAAATTGCCAACAACATACGATGGACCGAATATCAAAGAATTACAATTGCAAGAACGTGCTTTGATTGCTAAGATTGAGTCAATTCAAACCGAAATAGAATCTGCAGAACAAGAATTAGAAACATTGTCAGAAACAATTGATATATTAGAAACACAATTGGCTGAAATTGATGTAATTGCAATTCAAGAACAAACACAACAATATCAAACATTAGAATCTAAAGTAAATACTCAACTACAAAAATTTAGACAACATCAGGAGCAAGTAAATGCAAAACAAGAAAAAATTAAACATCTCGAATCTCATGAATATGATCCAAACTGCAAATACTGTACATCTAACGTTTTCGTGCAAAATGCAATGGAAGCCCAAAATACAATTGATTCGGATAGAGTGTTATTAGAAGAAATGCAACAACTCATTGAAGTTGCAAATGTAGAATTAAATCAATTACGTCCTGTATTTGATACGGTCGATCAATATAACAAATTAAAATCTGACATTGCAACTAAAAAAATTACATTAGAACGCAATGAATTGCAACTTCAAATTTTAGAAAGTGATTTACAAACAAGAGAATCGGAATTAGAAACTACGATTGAACGGCAAGAATCATTTAGAAAAAACGAAACAGCAATTACACACAATCAACTAATTGATTCTTCAATTGAAGAATGTAAAACTAAAATTGCATCTTGTTCTCAACAAATCAAAATAATTCAAGATCAAATCAAATCATTGTTTGGGTCAATTGAAGTTGCACGTACAAATAAAAGTTCTGCAATAGAACAATTGGAACGCTATCGACAACTCGAAACAGAATACAAAGCATATGAGTATTATTTAGAATCAGTTAAACGCAATGGCATTCCGTATGAATTAGTTGCAAAAGCTATTCCTAAAATTGAGTCTGAAATCAATAATGTTCTCAATCAAATTGTTGAATTTAATATGGTGTTAAATACCGATGGCAAAAATATCAATGGATATATTATTTACGATGAAGATAATTATTGGCCATTGGAATTAACATCCGGTATGGAACGATTTATTTCATCACTAGCAATTCGCATTGCACTTATCAATGTTTCGGCATTGCCTCGTCCTAATTTTATTGCGATTGACGAAGGCTGGGGTTCATTAGATGCAGAACATATTTCTTCAGTAGTAAATTTATTTGAATATTTTCGTACAAAATTTGATTTTTCAATCATTATATCACACGTTGATTCTATGCGCGATATGGTTGATAATTTAATTGAAGTTAACAAACAAAGCGGATTCAGCAAGATTAGTTGTGTGTAATATTTATATAAAAGATATTTTGCACAATGAAACGCAAAGAAGCTGTATATAAAGGTCTACAATTTGTTCCTGTTTATTTTGAAGATACATCACTTACATCTCCAGATTATTTTCAAATATCAGAATTTCCTACTCGCTTAACTGCAGGTAAAAATCTATTTAAACTTCGCGGTAATCCGTTTAATTTAAAGGTCGGCGGAGCATTGGGTATTGAAATTTTAGATTACAATGGCGATCCAATATATCATGAAGTTGTAGATTATATCGATGAAGACAAATCTCGCGTAATTGCAATTTACATATATGAAGAAACATCTCCAGGCGATTGTGTCGTAACACTTTTAGCAGAAGTAGCATCAATCAATCAACAGACGGTACCAACAGAGTGGCAAGGAAAGCCAAACATACGATGGTCGAGAACTGTACCAGTTAATCCAAATGTATCAAATGTATCAGAAATAATTTTTGAAACACTGCCTGAGATAACAGTCGAAGAAATAGTAGGAGTACAACTAAATAGAATATATTCGGGTAGTACGCAATTTCCCGTATTCACAACTGGTCAAGTACGATATTATTCATATAATAACCAACCTGCAATTGAAATCACCGGAGGACAATTTACTGCGGATATGCAAACAGGAACTATAACCGTAGCAACGCCTACTTCACCTAGTCCCACTCCTACATATGCAGTATCTACAACGCCATATGTATCAACAATTAAAAAAATATTGTCTCCTACAACGGCATTACTTGATACAGAATATACAGTTTATAGTAGTCAAAGCATATCTGCACATACCTATACTGAATTTGCAAACTCTGCATTTTCATTAGCATATGAAGCTACTCCTACATATGTTGCAACTGAAAATTCACAGTCATTTGCTTACATACAAATTAAAGGCTTAGATCCAGCAACCGGCGATGTTTCTAGAATCAAAGTGTTTACTAATAACAACGGTACCGTTGGAACATGGGACTTAATTAACGATGTAGAACTTGAAGAAACAGAAATTTTTGTTGCAAATACCGCATCACTGTTTCCTGATTTAGCAGTTGGAGCATTTACATCACAAAGCATAATTGATACATATTGGTCAGCTTCAGCATTTCTGCAAGGAGTTCAAACCACAGCACCAACGTTAATATATACAACGGCTTCATTGAACAATGCAATGCAAATTTCTAGTTCAATTGATTTAACTGCAAAAAATTCCGTACTTGTTGCAAAAACAAACACAATGGGTGTTTTTATTAAAAACTCTGCTTACAAGGTTACGGTTGATGCATTAGCAACGCGAATTGCAACAGACCCAGTATTGTCAGTATATTTATCAGGTAGTTCATTTTATGCAGATCCAACAGATTATTTCAATCAAGATTTTTCGTTTGGTAAACGCATCGGAGAACTACGTGCTACGGGTGATAATCAGCGTTTTGATGATGTTGTTTTAAACTTTGAATCAGATTATACCGGGACTGGTACGCTGATCTTAGTAGCAGAGTCAGGGGCATGGCAAGTTGCTGACATTCGAGTAACTACAGACAACGATGCAGGATATACTCCTAATTATACTCGCATAAAAACGCCTATACAAACTACACATAAAATTGGTAATCAAATTTCATTTAAAGCAGAATTTTACAATGTAGCAGGTGAGCGTAGCAAGCAAATTTCGTATGTATACAATAAAGATTGGGAAGGTGGAAATCGTTATATAGATGGCAATTATTCGATGCTAACTGGTTCTTTGTATGTAGCAGATTCATTAAATAGTGGTGTAGCAATTAGCGGATATCCAAATTCAGGATTTGTTAGATCGTTGGGATATGAAGGATTTGCTGCAGGATTTCCTGGATTCTTGCTTTGGTCGGGTTCGGCATTGCCTGGTAGTGCTGGAACAAAAGGAGGAGTTCCATATAGTGGCGTTGGATTAGAACTTTATGCAAATACTGCAAGTTATTTTAGATACTCAACTTCGCCGTCTGAAATTGATGTTCGAACGGATAAATTCTTTTTTGGAAACCCTGCAACAACATTTATTAGTGGAGCTAATGGTAACGTTGAAATATCTTCAAGTGGATTTCATTTAACTGCACAAGGCAATGTAACGGCATCATCATTTATTGCAGTGCAAGGCGGCGATGTACTATTTGATTCGAATTCAGAATTTGTTGATGGATTAAACGTAGGTCGCGTTGTATATTTCGATCGATCGGAATTTATATATACTGGAAGTTTATCTACTACAGGTGCACAAACTTCTTCAATATTTGAAACGTTCGTATTACCGGGTGAAACTAGAATGCAAGTTTCGTTGATGTATAATTTTAATGCTGCAACTAGTACTACTGGCGATTTGCGAGGTCAGTGGTATATTCAATCTGCTAGTATATCAGGCAGTACAGGTACTAGTACTGGTTACGATTCCTGGAGCGCGCCAGCAAATTTATTTGGATCAGAACAAATAATCACATCAATCAATGTTACTGCAGCATATCAAGGGGGTACTCGTACCTTTACTACAACATCAAATACATTTGCAAACTATCAAGGTCGATATGTTAGAATATACATGATTACAAGTAGAAATGCAACTGGAAATGTCAATGATATGTTAGCTATGAAAGGTTTTGTATATCGAACAAGTCGCGTAGTTGGAAGTTCTACATTACCGCCGCCGGGTGGTATTGTATCATAACATATTTATATAAAACGGAACATAATGGATAAAATAACAGTTTTATTTCCGGGTGGATTTAAACCATTAACAGGAGCACATTTAGCATTAGCACAACGCTATGCCGAATCTCCACAAGTAGGTCAAGTAATTTTACTTATAGGACCTCAACCTAGAGAAGGAATTACACGAGAACAAAGCATTGAAATGTTTAACTTGCTCAATGATAATCCAGATATACGAATTCAACCTACCGAATTTAATTCACCAATAATGGCAGCGTACGAATATTTGTTTGCATTATCATCTGATGCAAAGGGTCGATATGCAATGGCTGCATCTACAAAAGGCGATGATTATGTCAGAGCAAAAGCATTTGTTCCTAATGTAGACAAATATGCTACAATTGGCGATAAAAAAGGTAGAAAAATTCCTATGGGAATTGATGCAACGGAATTAAGTATCGATGTAGATCCAGAAACGTATGCAGATGGAACTACAATATCAGCAACAATTGTTCGAAAAGCAATTGCAGATCGAGATTATGAAACATTTCGTGCATCATATCCGCAATTTAAAGATGCTCTAGTAAAAAATGCGTGGCAAGTTGTAACCGGTATGCAAGAGGCATTATTTACAAAAGATTGGTGGGTGAAACAATTGCAAGAAGATGTTAATGATGTATTTGAAGCAATAATGAATACAACAGAACGAAATCGTCATTCTAAAAAAATAAACAAACTAAGATCATACTTAGACTCAAATCAAGAACGATCGTTCGTATATGATTTTGATAAATTTCCTAAAACCGTATATGGTGCAGTTCTAACCGAAGGCGGTGCTGCAGGACACATGGCACATCCATGGGACGATCATGGTTTAACGTTTAGCGATGTCAAAGAAATTATATCTCGTGCTTTAGAAGGGCGATTAGATATCGAACAAGCAGTAACAGAAAAAACCGACGGTCAAAACATTCAAGTAACGTGGAAAAATGGACAAATTGGATTTGCACGAAATAAAGGTACTGTTATTACGCCAATGTCCGTACAACAAATACAAGATAAGTTTGGAGGTAGAGGGCCAATATCAGATGCATTTGGAAATGCTGCAGAAGATTTAGCAGAAGCATTTAGTCGCGTACCGCAAGATAAACTCAATCAAATATTTAAAAATGGTCGAGTATTTGCTAATATGGAAATTATTTATCCGGCTACAAAAAATGTTATTGCATATGAAGTTGCAGTATTACAATTTCACAACTTGATAGAATATGATGAACAAGGCAATCAAGTAGAAACGGATCTAACTGGCGGCAGTACTTTGCAAGGTATTATTCAAGATGCAAATGCTCACCTTCAAAAAACATTTTCATTTATTCCGCCGCAACGAATCAAAATTGGTAAAATTTCTGATTTCGAAGATCAACAAGCTGCATTCTTTAATGAAGTTGCACAATTACAAAATCGTTACGGCCTAAAAGATACAGATCGTTTAACTGAATATCATCGAGCATGGTGGTCGGATGTTATTAAAACGCAAGCCGATAAAATGGGATATGATATTCCAGAAAACATATTAAACACATTGATTTATCGTTGGGCATTTTTTGATAAATCAGAAAGTATGACTACACTTAAAAAACAAATTGACAATGCAGAATTTTTAAATTGGGTTCAAGAGTTTGATAAAAATGAATTTAAACGTTATTACAAACAAAACATGGAACCGTTTGAAACATTGTTTTTGCGTCTAGGCGCAGTAGCATTAAAAAATGCAGAAAATTTCTTAGCAGCAAATCCATCAAAAACGGTACAAGAAATTAAATCAGAATTAGCACAACTCATTCAAGAACTACAAAATAATCCTAATCAGCAGACAGTTGCAAAACTAGAATTAGAACTTAAACGAATTGAACGGTTAGGAGGTTTCGATGCAATTGTACCATCAGAAGGTGTAGTATTTACGTATCGAGGTAATACATACAAATTAACAGGCGCATTTGCACCGGTCAATCAGATACTAGGCGTATTGAAATATGCACGTTGATATATTTATATTAAAATTGGAATTTAATCATGGCTGAACGACACAAAAGCAAGTATAAAAAACCAGAAAATTCAAAACCTACTCGTCGAAAAGATATTACAGATTATACGCACGATGATAAAGCAGGAGCACTGAATCCATATTCTACAGGAAAACGTCAAGAAAAAGTTGCTAGAAAAACAGATAAACCAATTCAAGATGATGGAAAAATGTTTCCTAAATATACTGAAAAAGATCGTTTATATAAAAAAATTGAAGATGGCGATTATGATCCAAAACATGCAATGAATGTTTTACGTAAACGTCAAGAAACAGATACTGATGAATATTTTGATACACGCGAAAAAATTGATCATGGCGTAACAACATCAGAATTGAAAGAACGAATTAATCAATTATCTCCAAAACAACGAGAACAATTGATTAGAGAATACTTACGTAGAAAAATAGCTAAAGTATTGCGCGAACAACCCGAACAACCAACCGATCCAGAACAAGAGACAACAGAACAACCCGGTGGCGCTACACCTGGAGGAGATGCAGCCGGCGGCGCTACACCCGGAGGTGCTACACCTGCAGGAGCTGGAGGAGCTGCACCTGGAGGAGCTGGAGGTGCTACACCCGCACCCGGAGGTGCTGCCGCACCCGGAGGTGCTGGAGGTGCTACACCTGGAGGTACTACACCCACACCTGGAGGTGCCGGAGGAGCTGCACCTGGAGGTGCTACACCCGCACCCGGAGGTGCTGGAGGAGCTGCACCCGATGATCAAAATAAAGAAGAACAACAATCAAAAGCGTTAACACAAGTTGTGCAAACATTAACTAAAGAACCAGGTTCTCAAGGCAAAATTGATTTCATAATGAAATCTTTTGATGCCGTATATAAAGATGCGGATGTTAGAGATACTAGAAATTTCTTAAAATTATTAAGACGTACGATTAACAAAAAATTAATAAAGTTAGGCTCGCAATCAATCAACCGAGCGCAAAATTTGCTTAACAACCGTTAAATATAGAAAATAAGTTATGTCAAAAAAGTTACAAAATGTTAAAGCTATTCAACAAATGTTAGATGGAACACATAAGTTCCAAACTAAAAAAACAGTTGGATTTTCTGATGCAAAGTCTAAACAGTACGAACATCGAGAAATAGGCGATACATGGGAAGAAACAGATGTTCATGGAAATACATACATCGTAGAACAACGTGATGGTTTTCGAATTAGAAAAACAAAAAATTCCGATTTATTTCAGTCCGTACGAGATGAATTACAATCATTTCCAAATTGTAGAAAAGAAACGTGCACGTGCATTGGTACTCATCATTTAGATCAAAAAATGAGAAAAATTCATGGAATGTGTTTTGATTGTGTGATTGAAATGGAGCATGAATTAAAAAAAGCTGGCAAGTATGAAGAATATGAACAAAATAAAATTCGAGAAAATGCATTAGCATGGTTGCGAGATGCTGAACGAGATGTTGAATTACTAAAACAAGCATATACACAGACGCAACAATTTGTATCAAATTCAGATGGACATGTAGAACATTGGTCAGCAAAAATGACTCCAGAAGAATTTGAAAACACTATACAACGGCAATTTGATCAATTCAAAGAAAAATTTTTAGCTAATCTAAATGGAGAAATACAAAACAATGAAAATAATTAAAAAATATTGGGCTATTATTGCAGGAGCAATTTTAGCAATTATTGCAATTATATTTGCAAAAGATAAACATGACAAAAAGAAAATTTCAAAAATTGATAAAAAAATTGATGATAACAATCAGCAAATTGATGTAATTCAAGGTAAAACTGAAATAATCGATGATCAACGTAATGCAGTTAAACAAGACATTGAAGAAATAAAACAAGATATAGCAACATTACAAGATGCAAAAGAAACAATTAAACCTGTAGAATTACCAGTAGATGCAGCTAAGCAAAATATTTTAAATAAAACGCGTCGTGGACGAAAACCAAAGAAATAACATGAAACGAATATTAGTAATATTATTATTTCCAATATTTGCATTTACGCAAACAACGCCTGACACATGTTTTACACAGCAAGAGATTATTGATATTTCATATACATTAGATTCATTGTATGCAGCAGATTCGATTAATAACGCATTGATTGAAACGTTTGAATCACTAACGATGAAACAAAATACATTGATTAAATTGGATTCTATACAACTTGTATATAAAAATCAACAAATCAAATTGCTTCAAGAAAATGTAAATTTATATATACGTAGAGAACAATACCTTAAACCAAAGTGGTATGATTCAAAAGGATTATGGTTTGCTGCAGGTATATTTACAACGTTGGGCTCCGGAATATTGATTAACGAAATATTGAAATAATATGTCACAAAACATAAAACAGATTATTCAACAACAGTACACAATGTGTGCTAAAGATCCTGTTTTCTTTATGCGGCAATATTGTTATATTCAACATCCAAAACGCGGCAAGATCAAATTTAATCTTTATAATTTTCAGGAAGATACATTAACTGAATTGCGTGATAATCGTTACAATGTAATATTAAAATCACGTCAGTTGGGCATATCAACGTTGGCTGCTGGCTTTGCATTATGGAGCATGTTGTTCAAAGAAGATTTCAATGTTCTTGTAATTGCAACAACACAAGAAGTAGCAAAAAACTTGGTAACTAAAGTGCGCGTGATGCATGATAATTTACCTAGTTGGCTGAAAGGAACAATTGAAGCAGACAACAAACTTTCATTGAAGTTTAAAAATGGTTCGCAAATTAAAGCAGTTTCATCTGCAACCACCGGTGCACGTTCAGAAGCATTATCATTGCTTATTATTGATGAGGCAGCATTTATTCGAAACATTGAAGAAATATGGGTAGCATCGCAAGCAACATTATCAACAGGTGGAGGAGCAGTTGTATTATCTACACCTAATGGAGTAGGTAATTGGTTTCATCAAACTTGGGCAGATGCTGAATCAAATATTAATGGATTTCATACAATCAAATTGCATTGGACCGTACATCCAGATCGAGATCAGCAATGGCGCGATGAACAAACGCAACTATTAGGAGAACGAGGTGCAGCACAAGAATGTGATTGTGACTTTATTTCATCTGGACATACTGTAATAGATGGGGCTATATTGCTAGATTACGAAAATAAATGTAGCGAACCAATTGAACGACGCGGATTTGATAATGCATATTGGATTTGGGAGTATCCTAATTACGAAAAAAATTACATAGTAGTAGCAGACGTTGCACGAGGCGATGGCGCTGACTGGTCTACATTTCATGTTATCGATGTTGAATCTATTGCACAAGTTGCAGAATATAAAGGTAAACTACCACCAAAAGATTTTGGCAATATGCTCGTATCAGTTGCAACGGAATGGAATAACGCATTGCTAGCAATCGAAAATGCCAATATTGGTTGGGCTGCAATTCAACCAGCATTAGACAGAAGCTATGAAAATTTATTTTATACATACAAAGATGATGGTTATGTTGATGTAGACGTACAACTTAAAAAAGGTTATGATATGAAGGATAAGTCGCAGATGGTTCCGGGAGTATCAACAACCTCGCGTACGCGTCCATTAATGATATCGGCTTTGGAAATGTATATGCGAGAACGAACTCCAGTAATTCGTTCGAAACGATTAATACAAGAATTATTTGTTTTTATTTGGTTGAATGGAAAAGCACAATCACAAAATGGATATAATGATGACCTCGTTATGTCATTTTGTATTGGATTATGGTTACGAGATACATCGCTCAAATTGCGACAACAAGGAATTGATCTTCATAAACGTGCACTTTCGCAATTTCAAAAATCTGAAACGAAAATATATACGGGTCGACCATCTAATGATTCAGATGGTTGGACGTGGAACAATGGACGAAACGATGAAGATTTAACGTGGTTGATACGTTAACAGCCATGGTTCTTTAAATCGTTATATTTATATTAAAATAGATATTATCATGCCTACATTAAGAAATCGTTTAAGAAATTTATTTGCAACGAATGTTATAGTTCGTGCATATGGTAAAGACAAACTTCGAGTTGTCGACACAAATAGATTGCAAAGTGTTGGTAATTTGAATCAATCAAAAATTGCTGACCGATATACTAGATTACATGGTGCTAATAAACACCGAGTTGGTGGAATGGGCGGCTATGATTCAAACTACTATATGCATCAAAATCGTATGCAGCTATATGCTGATTATGAAATGATGGATAGAGACCCTATTATTAGTTCTGCTTTAGATATTTATTCAGATGAATCTACATTAACCAATCAATTTGGAGAAATTTTATCTATCAAATGTAATGATTCTAAAATTCAAAAAATTCTATATAATTTATTTTATGATATTTTAAACATCGAATTCAATTTATGGACTTGGATTCGTAACATGACAAAATATGGAGATTTCTTTTTAAAATTGGATATTGCAGATGGATATGGAATTGTTAATGCACGGCCATTTTCTAGTTACGAAATCGAACGATGGGAAGAATTCAATGAAGCTACGGGCGAATATGATATCAAGTTTAAACATGTAGCTGAACAACAACGAGGTTATGATGTTTTCGAAATTGCACATTTCCGTATGCTATCAGATTCTAATTTTTTACCATATGGTAGATCCATGTTAGAAGGTGCACGAAAAGAATTTCAAAAGCTCATGATGTTAGAAGATGCAATGTTAATACATCGTATCATGAGAGCTCCAGAAAAACGTATTTTTAAAATTGATATTGGTAATATTCCGCCAAATGAAGTTGATAGTTTCATGGAACAAATTATCACTAAAATGAAAAAAATACCACACATTGATCCACAAACTGGTAATTACAATTTAAAATTTAATCTTAACAACATGCTAGAAGATTATTATTTACCCGTTCGTGGGGGAAATTCAACTACTACGATTGATACGTTGCCAGGTATGACATTTACAGGAATTGATGATATCAATTATATCAAACATAAAATGATGGCAGCTTTAAAGATACCTAAACCATTTTTAGGTTATGATGAAGGAGTTGAAGGTAAAACAACTTTAGCATCCATGGATATTCGTTTTGCTAGAACAATTGAACGTGTACAACGTATTGCATTATCTGAATTAACTAAAATTGCAATTGTACATTTATATTCTCAAGGTTATGAAGGTGAAGAATTAATTAGTTTTGAATTAGATTTAACCGCGCCATCAATTATATACGATCAACAAAAAGTTGCACTAATGACTGAAAAAATGACATTAGCAACTGCAATGAAAGATTCAAAATTAGTTTCAGACAAATATATCTATGAATTCATATTTAACATGTCCGAAGATGAATGGTTACAGCAACGTACAGATGTTGTAGAAGATCTTAAACTTCGATTCCGACAAAATCAAATCGAACAAGAAGGAAATGACCCAGTAGTAACAGGAGCATCATATGGTACACCGCATGATTTAGCATCAATGCATATGTCATCAGATGATGTCGAAACTAAAAATAAAGGTGGACGTCCCAAAGAAGGAATTAAATTTGGACAGCATAAAAATGAATTTGGTTGGGACCCGACAGGCGGAAAAACAATTCAGCAAACATATGATCCGGGTAATGAACGCACGGCGTTTTTTCCAGATCTTCGGGCAAGTAAAACAGTAAATAAGCCATCGGTTGCTACAGAAAGTTTCATTAAAAAAATTAAAACAAAAAAAGGTCCTAATATTATTTCGGAATCTTTAAAAGATAATAATTTAAACAACGCGGATAATGATTCTGGCACAATGTTAGATGAAAATAACATTTTATAAAAATAAACATATTTATTATTAAAATAAAGATACTGAACGCATGAAGAAATTAAAACATTCAAAGTATAAAAATACCGGTATTCTTTTTGAAATGCTTGTTCAAAAATTAACATCTGAAACGTTATCATCAAACAAAACGGTAACTGCAGATATTATTAAAAAATATTTTGGCAGAAATACCGAATTATCAAAAGAACTACAATTATATAATGCATTGTTAAAAGAACAATTTAGAAGTGAAGCGCAAGGATTAGATTATATTCGTACTATAAAGAAAACATATGGTAATTTAAATCAAAGCATCTTAAAGCGACAAAAGTATAATTTAGTAAAAGAAATTTCAGAAAAATTTGTTTTTGCAGAAATGGCAAAAATTCATATTCCGAACTATAAAACATTAGCTTCAATTCATATGTTGTTTGAATATCAAGAAACTGATAATCCAAAACAACTATTAGAATGTAAAAATGTTGTTATATTAAACGGGCTGCAATCGGGTAAAAAAATCACAATCAAAGATCCTATTATCGAATCATTTGAATCTCAACCTAAAGAAATACGTTTGGTTGCATATAAACTTCTTGTAGATAAATTTAATAACAAATATTCGACTTTAAGTGAATCGCAAAAACGTTTATTGAACAAGTATATTACTAATGTTAACGATACGGCAGAGCTTAAGAAATATATAAAAACAATAATTCCAGAAATTAAAATGCAACTTGCAACTCAAGCAAAGTTAGTTACAGATAAAGTAACTAAGATTAAAGTTCAAAAACTTTCTGAAATGTTATGTACGGTTGAAAATATGAAAACAATTAAAGAATCTAATATTCTTTCTTTGTTGCGATATTTTGATTTGATTGATGAATTAAAAGGAGTGCATCAATGAAATCATTTCTTAAAGAAATTGAATCAAAATTCATAGAATTAGAAGATTCATTAGATACAGATAATCAACAAGACGCTGTTATCGATGACAATGTCGAATTAGGTGAAATGTCTGCAACAGGCGGCGTTGCTGGATATAATATTCCAGCTGCATTTGCTAAACCTGGCAAATGGCAAAATAAAACAAAAACTTATGAATCAGTAAACTCATCGCCGACGTGGAAATTAGGAACATATCAAACTCCGGAAGATGAAGAAGAAGAATATACTGATAAATTTCCGTTTGCAATCGATGATAAAAAATGGCAACATAAAAATTATGAATACCCATCTATAGATTTAACAGACACGCCAGGACTATCTAAAAGAAAAGATAAAACTCAAAAACCAACTGTAGCAGAAACAATGGATGCAAAATATGAATCACTTATTGAATCATATCGATCATATGCAACAGGCGATGCAAAAACAACTCCGGAACAAAAAATAAAACATACAATAAAAGAAGTTGCAAAAAAACTTCAAGAAATTGAACAAACAATAAACCATGCATCTCGTTTAAAATCAGAATCAGGTGTAGCACGCAATGGATATGGTTCGGCAGTAGAATCAGCATTAACAAAAATTTCAGAACGATTGATTAAAATATCAGAGCGCGTAAGAGCATTAGGGGAATGAAATGTCAAAACATCTAATCGTAGAATATATACCGTTTAAACCTGCAGGTTCATTAACTGAATCAAATGGTGCTGCATATGGAATACCTGGCGGTTTTGTTGTTCAAGGAGTTTTGCAACGAGCGGGAGCTAAAAATCAAAATGGCCGAGTATATCCAAAACATATTTTAGAAAGAGAATGTCGCCGGTATCAAACAGAATATATTGATCAACATAGAGCATTAGGAGAATTAGATCATCCTGACTCGTCCGTAGTTAATTTAAACAATGTTTCTCACAACGTTTTAAAGATATGGTGGTCTGGTGATGATTTACATGGAGCAGTACAAATATTAGATACGCCTTCTGGTAAAATACTTAAAGAATTATTTAAAGCTGGTATTACGTTGGGAATTTCATCGCGCGGATTAGGTTCAGTAAAAGAATTACGCAACGAAGGCGTAGTAGAAGTACAAGAAGACTTTGAATTGATTTGTTGGGACTTTGTATCTAATCCATCAACTCATGGGGCTTTTATGCATGTTACACGCATGCACGAATCAGTTAATAAAAATATAACAACAAACAAATACATAAAAACAAACGACATCATTACATCAATTTTATGCGATGATGGTAAATGTAGGATAATATAATGAGAACGCCAAATTTAAAATTCATTTTAGAAACAATGATGCAGGATCAACCTAAACCGATTACGCGCGAAGAAAAACAGCAATTTATGCAAGAAATAGCAAACTTTTCAGCAATGGGCGATTCCGTTTATGGCAAAGGCAATTTACAAGAATTAGTTGACCGCGTTCGAAGAATTGTAGATGGCGCGGATAAAATCATGACCGAAAGTGATGATTGGATGGCAAATGTTGCACATAAAAAAGGCAATAAACGAATGCATGAAGATTATCGCGATTTTGAACAAGCAGCACGCGATCTTAAAGAAGCACAAGATCGAATGTCGATGGCTTATGAAAATATTGGTCAACATTTAAATAGATATTTTAATGTCGGATAATTGGATATTAAATTTAATTTTATTATAATATAGGTGCATGATGAACAAATTTAAAAAATTATATAAAGAATTTTTCGGATTGAAAGAACAAACGCAGCCAACTACTGGTGGCATATCAGTATCGCCAGAAAAATTAAATGATCCAAATGTTCAAAGTGCATTAAAAAAAGGTATTAAAGTTAGAGTTGAAGGCGAAATAGATGAAGCACAATTAGTTAATAATTTAACTGATTATCAAGGAGGAGTAGAATATATTTTACGAGACCCAGCAACAGCTCAGCAGACCGCTCAAGAAATTCAAGAATGGGCAGAACGCAAAGGATTTACCGTAATTAAAAAAACTATATCGCCGTCAGGTAAAATTGGTTATTTTTATTTTAGATTGGGTCAAGATCCAGCATTGGAATCACAAAAGATTCAAGGCTATTTAGCACAAAAACCAGAACTAAAACATTTTAGATTCAATGTTAAAAATCAAGCATCTAAACAAACTAATCGACCACAAGGAAAAATTTAATAGTTATATATGAATAAAAAACAAAAACAACACCAATGCATCGTGCCAGGCAATGCAGCAGCCGTTAATGTAGTAAATCAAGACTTAGGTTTTGCATTAAGAACATGGAAACGCAAAGTAAAAGCTATCGGAGTTTTAGAAAAAACTAGAGATAACAAAGAATTTATTAAACCTAGCGTTAAACGTAGGCAACAACTTAAAGCTGCACAATTCATTCAAAAAATTAAAGATTCGAATGCAATTTAAGTTTTTTTAAAATTATTTTTAGGCCCTAACAAAAAAAGTTAGGGCTTTTTTACTGGTTTTTCAATTGATGTTATATTTATTTTAGAATACGCTATTCATTCTTTATATAGCGTTTATATGTAATTATTTATATTCTATTAAGATTCTAATAATCTTATTTCCAAAAAACAAATTTAAGGAGAAAAAATGGCAAAATCGGACTTGCTAAAAGAAGCAATTGCTGATGCGAAGGCTGTTAAAGAAACTGCTTTAGCAAATGCAAAAATTGCTTTACAAGAAGCATTCGCTCCTAGACTCGAAGCAATGTTGCAAACAAAGCTACAAAACGAAGTTGAAGGCGAAGAAGAAACGGATGCTATGGGTGATACCGCAGTAGCAGACACAGACGCAGCAGCAGCTGCAGACACGGGCATGGATATGCCTTCGAATGTTAAAGTTGGATTGGATTTTGATGATGATGGCAATTGGGATTTAGAAGGAATGGTAGGTGCAGAAGAAGAAATGGGTGCAGAAGAAGCACCAGTAGCTGCCGAACCAGCATCAGATGAAGAAATGACAGCTGAATACAACGAAGGTTATCATGAAGGAATAGATTTAGATGTAGAATCTATTATTCGTGAATTAGAAGAAGACATGGATCCAACGGAAGAAGGCGTATATGAAGATTATGAAATGAATCCAACGGAAGAAGGTTATCATGAAGGATATGAAATGGATCCAACGGAAGAAGGTTATCACGAAGGATATCATGAAGGATATGAATCTGGAGATGAATACATTAACGAAATTATTGAAGCAATTCTACGAGAAGAAGATGGTATGATGATGGGTCCAGAAATCACAGAAACTGAATCAGAAGTAGTTGATATGTTGCAAACCGAAATTGAAGAAAAAGATGCACAATTAAAAGAAGCATACCGTACCGTAAAACATCTTCAATCAGTTATTAATGAAGTAAATCTTCTTAATGCAAAACTTCTTTACACGAATAAATTGTTCCGTAACTTTGAGTTAAATGACGCTCAAAAAATGAAAGTTATTGAAAATTTTGATAGAGCTGCAAATACCCGTGAAGCAAAATTAGTTTTTGCGACATTGGCTGAAAGTTTTATTAAACCAACCAAAAAGCGTGTAGTTAAAGAATCATATGCTTCACGCCCAACTAGAACAACCGCTCCATCGGTTGAAACAACACAAGTTTTGACTGAAGGTTTCGAATTGGCTAACAGATGGAAAAAATTAGCAGGATTATTGTAAAACAAAAAAAAAACAAAAACAAAGGAAAAAAGATGAGTATTTCAAACTTACTTCAAACAAATGATTTTGTTCAACGAAACAATGCAAAAACTTTAGCTGCAAAGTGGGAAAGAACAGGTCTATTAGAAGGTCTTCGTGGTGAGACCGAACGTGCTGGAATGGCACAATTGCTTGAAAACCAAGCACGTCAATTAGTAAAAGAAGCTTCACAAACAGGTACCGCACAAGGATCTGAAGAGTGGGCAGGTGTAGCACTTCCATTGGTACGACGTATCTTTGCTGAATTTGCTGCAAAAGAATTCGTTTCAGTTCAACCAATGAATTTGCCATCAGGTCTTGTATTTTACCTAGACTTTAAATATGGTACAGCTCAGCCAGGATTTGATAACGACAACAACAACAGAACAGGCGATCCATTTGGTTCTCCTAATGCAGATGACTCAATGTTTGGTGTTACTACTACAACTGGTGATCCAAGCGGAGGTCTTTACGGTGCAGGACGTTTTGGTTATTCAATTAACGAAACATCTTCACTTGTAACTGCTGCTACTGGTTCAACACCAACCACTGCTCAAGTAAATGGTGATTCAACTTATTCTGGTTCAGCTTCATACAGAATGATTACCGTTAATGTTCCTACAAGTGCAGATTTATATGCAGTTCGTTCATGGACATTCCGTTCTGGATCAGCTAACACTGAAATTACTCCAGTTCAAGCATTTTCAACAATTAATAGCAATTACACTGCTTCATTTGTTGTAACTTCAACTCAAGCAACTGCAATTTCTTCTTCGATTGCTGCAGGTAACTTTGGTTTGAATTATAGCAAACAACCTACAGATATTACTAGAGGTGATTTTGAAGACAATAAAGGTGCTTACGGAAACGGATACAATACCGATATCGACATTCCAGAAATCAATCTTGAAATGCAGTCTAACCCAATTGTTGCTAAAACACGTAAGTTAAAGGCTGTATGGACACCTGAATTTGCTCAAGACTTGAACGCATACCACTCAATTGATGCTGAAGCTGAATTGACTTCAATGCTTTCTGAGTATGTATCAATGGAAATCGATCTTGAAATCCTTGATATGTTGATTTCAGCGGCTCCAACAACTGAATATTGGTCAGCTCGAAACAACACTGTATGGGACGGAACAGCATTCCAAACTCTTGCAGCTGGTACAGCTACTCCAAGTTTAGGTGATGGATTCTACAACACCCAAGGCGGATGGTTCCAAACTTTAGGTACTAAACTTCAAAAAGTATCTAATAAAATTCATCAGAAAACATTGCGCGGTGGTGCTAACTTCTTAGTAACATCTCCTGCAGTTGCAACTATTCTTGAGTCTATCCCAGGATTTGCTGCCGACACTGATGGAACTAAAATGGAATTTGCTGCCGGCGTTCAAAAAATTGGTAGCATCAATAACCGTTATACTGTATACAAAAATCCATACATGTTAGAGAACGTAATTTTAATGGGCTTCAGAGGTGCACAGTTCCTCGAAACGGGTGCTGTATTTGCTCCTTATATTCCGTTAATTATGACTCCGCTTGTATACGATCCAGTGAACTTCACTCCACGTAAAGGTGTCATGACCCGTTACGCGAAGCAAGTAGTTCGTCCAGAATTCTACGGAAAAGTATACGTTCATGGTCTTAACACGCTTTAATAGTTAACTTCAAATAGAATTAACAATTAACGACTTAATGATTTAAACAAGGAAGGGTGGCTTCGGTCACCCTTTCTTACTGTTTGTATATTTATATTAAAAGATATTATGGCAGTAGAAAGACATAAATACGAAATGTTTGCAGAAATACGATACGCCGGACGACTTATCGATGTATTAGATCGAATTCGAGCTATACGAATGGTTTTGATGGTACATATAGAACGAGACTTAGGACCCGATAAAGAACTAATCAAAATAAAAGTTATGACCGCATATCCGCCAAAAGAAACATTTTTTGCTATACGCAAAATGTGTTTAGGAAAAATTGAAACATTGAAAGATATGACTCTTTTACAATCAACTCTTACAAAATTATTTTAAGGTTATTTTTATGTCTACGCAAAATCGAGAAAAAACGCCGCCGAAATCTGATGTTAAGTTTTCAATTACATTATCAGAAGAACAAAAACAAGCAAAAGCAAAAATATTAGAAACGCCATTTAATTTTATTTTAGGTAAAGCTGGATCTGGAAAAACATTGTTAGCAGTACAAGTTGCATTGGATATGTTTTTTAAACGACAAATCAACAAAATTATTATAACTCGGCCAACTGTATCAAATGAAGATAATGGATTTCTTCCTGGATCATTGGCAGAAAAAATGGATCCATGGTTAGTTCCATTGCGTAGCAATATGCGCAAAGTTTATAATAAACCAGATATTTTAGATAAAATGGAACGAGAAGAAAATATCGAATTAGTTTCTTTAGCACATTTTCGAGGACGTACATTTGATCATGCAGTTTGTATTGTAGATGAATTTCAAAATTTAACCAAACAACAACTTCAAATGGTTGTATCTCGTTTAGGAAAAGAAAGCATCATGATACTTACAGGCGATCGATATCAAATAGACTTAAAATTTGGAAATGATTCTGCAGTGCACGAAGTACCTAAATTAACCAAATCAAAATATGTTAATGAAATCATATTATTAGATAATCATAGACATGAATCATTAAATGAAATTTTAAAACTTCTAAACGAAACGTACTGATATTTATATGAAAAAGGAGTCGTACGATGGATTACAGTGTTCAAAAACCGATTTGGCCCGGAAGTTCTTCGTTTAATACTGGTAGTACTCCATTTGGATTTTTCGATACAGATGCTACGTTTGCTCAACATGCAGATAAATTTGCTAAATTTGCTGCGCAGTCATTAGGCTATCCAATTATGGATGTAGAATTGCAGGCTATAAATTTTTATACAGCCTTAGAAGCTGCAGTTGTAGAATATTCGAATCAAGTAAATCAAGTAAATATTGCTAACAATTTATTTAATACATTGGGTGTACAAACTGGTTCAAGCTTTTTGTCAGGAACTAGTTTTACCGATGCATTAGTTGGTAATTCGTTTGGATATGTAACTAAACTATCAAAAGCATATGGTACTGAAGCAGACAGTGGTGGTAATTTAAAATGGCATACAATTCGGTTTGATATCGAACCGGGACAACAAACATATAGTATACGTACTGCAGTATCAAAATCATTAGGTATTATATTAACTACTAGTTCAGTTGAAGTTAAACGCGTAATACATAATGCCCCGCCTGCCATTGTAAGATATTTTGATCCATTCGTAGGCACCGGATTAGGTTCTCAGCAATTGCTTGATGCATTTGATTTTGGTGGATTTTCGCCATCTGTATCATTCATGATGATGCCAGTTCATGCCGATTTGATGCGTATTCAAGCAATTGAATTCAATGATCAAATACGAAAATCTCAATATTCATTTGAAATACATGGAGATGATATTAAATTTTGGCCAGTGCCAGTCCGACCAACAGGTTCATCATCTGCAACACCATTTTTTGACAAAGTGTTTGTGGATGTAATATTTGATGATGCCAAAACAAACGAAGGCGTGTTATTTGGCAATACAGCACTTATGCGAGGGGTTGTTACGGACGCATCAAATATACCATATACATATCAAACATACAGTAGAATTAATGATATGGGGCGTTCATGGATATTTAGATACGCATTGGCGTTATCTAAAGAAATGTTAGGAATGGTTCGTGGTAAATATAGCAACGTACCAATTCCAAATGGCGAAGTAACACTTAATGGATCAGATTTGATGTCTCAAGGACAAACAGAAAAAGATGCATTAATAACACAGCTTCGAGAATTTTTAGAAAAAATGACTCGCGAGCAAATGATCACGAGACAAAATACAGAAGCAACACAAATGATGGAAATTTATGCTAAAGTTCCATTGAAAATTTATGTTGCATAAGGAGAAATATGGCACTATTTGGTTCAATGCGAGATGCAAAGTTTTTAGCATCAATCAATGCTGAATTGATTAATGCTATCGTTGATACTGAAATTGAATTTTATAAACTAATTGTTGATAACACGGAATCAAACATCTACGGAGAATCAGATTCAAAATCATATTACGATTCACTTTTATTGCCATGTATTATAACTAAAGACGATAAAACAGCTAATATGGATGATTATGGACATTCATATACAAGAACATTGACTTTTGGCGTTTCTCGCGATTTGTTAGAAAAAGCAGATTTTTATCCAGAAGTTGGTGATATTGTATTTTGGGATAATGAATACTATGAATTAGATAACGTTGATGCAAATCAATATTTTGCAGGAAAAAATCCAGAAACGTGGCCAAACGGCGATAGTCATGGTTATAGCGTATCAATTATATGTAATGCCCATGCAACTCGTCAAACTCCGCAAAATATTATTGATTTGCGTAGAGGCGGTTCTAATAATTCATTTCCGTATAAAGGACATTGATGCCTAGATTAAATAGACAAAATATAGATCGTAAAACAAATAAGCCAAACCCTGCAAAAACAGAAGGTTTGACTGACGATCTATTGTTAAATAGAGCTTTACAAACAAGACGAGATGATGATGTTATACGCACTCGACAGCGAACTATATATGATATTGACTTTGCAATCAAATGGTTTTTAGACAATGAAATACAACCACAAATTGTAGCTAACAGCCAAACGATAAATGTTCCAGTAATTTTTGCCAATGGCGAAAAATGGGATAATGTACGCCGTTTAGGTTATATTCGAGATGAAAAAGGAATGTTGCAGTCGCCATTGATCATGATTAAACGAAGCAGCGTTCAAGAAAGAGATGCGCAGCGCACATTAGATGTTAATCGTCCTAATACAGGAAATTACATTGTATATAAAAGTAAATACAATGAACGTAATCGTTATGAAGATGAATTATTTCCAATTCCTAAAAACATACCACAAGAATCTGAAAAATTTTATATTATAGATATTCCTAAGTATGTTACTATAGAATATGAATTATTAATGTGGTGCGATTTTACTAATCAAATGAATTCATTAGTAGATCAAATATTACCATATGGTCGGTTTTCTTGGGGAAATGAAGGCAATAAATTTCCAACTGCAATTGGGTCGATATCATTTGAAACTGTAAATACAATTGGAGAGGACCGTTTAGTGCGAGCTACAATACCGATAACCGTGCAAGCAACGTTGCTATCGGAACAAGAAGCACGGATATCTACCGTTAAAAAAATGTATTCAATTAAAAAAGTTGTATTTGAAAACACAATCGATGTTGGATATAATATATTTGAAACAACACAAATACCCGTGCAATTGTTACAAATGCAATCTGTTATTACAAGCGGAGGTATTATCAATGTTGCTGGAGGTGGTGCCGCTGCATCAATTAACGCACAAGCAATGAATTACCTAACAAATTTAACAGAGCAACTTGCAACATATGTTTCAGTAACCACCGTAAGCATATCAGCATTTGCTGCAATCAATCCAGTAACGACTGCTGTTGCTAGCAAAAATGAATTTGATGTGTTTATTAACGGACAATATATTGACAAAGTAGTATATACGTGGACGCCTAGTGATGTTGCTGCACAAACAATCATATTCAACACTGCAACATTAGGATATACATTAAATGCTCAAGATGTAATTGTAGTTAAAGGGAGGTGGGCTTAATGGCACGGCAATTTAGACCCGGACAATTACAGACCGGATCGTTGTATAATATTTCTTCAAGTTATGCAGTTACAGCATCATTTGCTTTAAACGGTGGAGGCGGAGCGCTATTTCCATTTTCGGGTAGTGCAGTAATTACTGGGTCATTAGAGATTAAAAGCGATGTTAATGATATATTTTTAATTAAAAATTTTAATAATCAACCCATATTAACAGTATCGCAAAGTGGCGTTATTGTAGTAGCAACACAAAGTATAGATCCAATAGGCACAGCACCAAATGGAGCAATTTATTTTACGTCTGCATCTTTTTTTGTAGGTTTAGATTGATGCCCATATTTATATAAAATAGGAACATAACAATGGCAACATGGAAAAAGGTAATAGTATCCGGAAGTAACATTTCACAATTGAATAATGATGCGGGCTATATAATATCTGCTATATCTTCATCTGTATTATCATCGCCAGCACAAGGCGAAGCACGACTTACTAATAATGGCGTTGCTGGATCTATTATTGATTTAGGTTTACAAACAGGAGACTCTCCTACATTTGTTGGATTAACATTGACAGGCGATTTAGTTGTACTAGGCACGGCTTCATTTCAAAATACTGCTAATTTACTTGTTGCAGATCGATTTGTATTGTTTGCATCAGGCTCTAATACTGCAGGCGATGGTGGTATTGTAGTTCAACAAGGTACGCAAAATATTGGTGAATTGTATGGTTATGATTCTGGTACAACGCGTTGGGGATTTACGTCATCATTTGCAGCTTCATCGAATTCATTTACGCCGGTAGTATATGCAGGTGCAGTAGAAACAAGCGTTACAGCACCGTCCCCGGCACCAATATATGGTGGTTCGGGTAATGGATATGGTACAATACACGTTGATACGTTGAGTGGAGATATTTACATTTATTCTTAAAAAAGTTATGAGCATAATCGACAAATTAAAATCAAAAACAGAAACAAAAACAGCCTCACAATTATCAAAACAAGAAATTGAATTTTTGTTAGTGCTACTTAAGGATGTTTCTATTCGTGGAGAACAAGTAGAAACGTTTTACAATATCATATTGAAATTGCAAGAACAATATCTAAAACAGTGATATTTATTATAAATGTTGTAGGCCGCAAGGAAGTGGGCACACGCACGGCATAAGTGTATGTAACCAACCACAACATGAAAGGAAAACGATATGCCGTCTTGGAAAAAAGTCATTACATCTGGCTCTAATGCCTCGCTAAATTCTTTATATGCTCCTAGCATAACTGGATCATTATTAGGAACAGCATCTTTTGCTATATCCGCATCATATGCACTAACAGCATCATATTCAAATAATTTACAAATATCAGGTTCAATCAATAATGTAGATTATATTGACTTTAATACAGGATCTGCTACACCTACTTGGAAATCGGGTAGAGTATTTTGGGATAATACCGATGGATGTTTAAATGTATATAATGCTGAAGCTGATATTACTTTACAAGTAGGACAAGAAAATTGGACTAAAGTTAGAAATAATACCGGAACATCGATAACAAATGGTACAATTGTAAAAATTATAGGAGCACAAGGCGATGTTCCTACGGTAGAAAGAGCACAGTCTGTAGCTAAATCTGGTAGTATAAATATAGATACGCAGATACTAGGTGTTGCAACGCATACTATTGAAAATAATTCAATTGGGTATGTAACAACTCAAGGATTAGTAAGAGGTTTAAATACGAATGCATTTAATGATGGCGATACTTTATTTGTAGGTACTGCATCTTCCGGAGTATTGCAAAATACGGCTCCTGTCGCACCATATGAAATTATTCCTGTAGGGGTTTGCGTTAAAGCAAGTCCTGGTGGAAGTGGTATTATATATGTTGCTGTACAACAACCATTAGACTTTTCCGATTTAAGCACCGTACAAAAGTCAGGCTCTTACAGTTATGGAGATTTGTGGACTTATGTTCCAAGCGGATCTTTCGGTGTTTGGAAACACACTAATCAACTATCAGGCTCATACGGCGTAACCGGGTCATTCTCAGTACAAGACAGCATTGATTCTAGCAATAAATGGTT